ACCGAGCAGGGTACCCAGGGGGTGGCGCGGGAACGGTTCAGTGGCCGCGGATCATCGAGACCACTTCGGCCGCGGTCTCCCGGACGGCGGCCAGCTCGGTCAGGAAACGCCAGTAGTCCGGGTGCCGGCCGGCCTCCTCCAGGGCGGCGACGGCCCGGTCGAGGCGGCCCACCGCGGCGTCCAGCGGCCCGGCGTGCCGCGGGTCGGGAGCCTGCCGGCCGGCCATGGCGAGGCGCTGGGCGTCGCGCAGGGCGAACCGGGTGCGCTCGATCTCGCGCTGCGGGTCGTGCTGGACCTCGTTCAGCTGCTGCAGCCGGTCGTTGACCGCGTCGACCGAGCCCCCGGCGGTGTCGAGCAGCGCGCGCACGGTGCCGATCGCGGCCGTCGCCTCAGCCCAGCGCTGCTCGTCGCGGGCCCGGCCGGCCTCGGCCAGCCTGGTGCGGGCGGTGCGGACGGCGTCGGCGGTCTGCGCGGGCACCTGCTGGAGGTCCTGCCAGCAGGCCGTCGAGAACCGGCGGCGCAGCTCGCTGAGCGCCGGGTCGACGGTGTGGGCCCGGTTCTCCAGGGCGTCGATGCGGGTGCGCAGCGAGGCCACCCGGCGGTCGATCTCGGCGGCCCGCTCCGGGAGTTGCGCCGCCTCGGTGCGGACGGCCTCGGCCCGCCGGGCGACGTCCTCGGCCCGCTGCAGGGTCGCCGGGACGCCGTGCTGGGAGACGCCCTGGTTGAGCCTGGTCAGCTCGGGCGCGAGCTCGGCCAGCCGGGCCGCCAGGTCGTCCGCGCGCAGGCCCGCGCCGCGGACCTGTTCCAGGGCGGTGGTCGCGGCGAGCAGCGCCTGCTTGGCCCGTTCGACCGCGGGCGTGACCCGGATCAGCTGGGCCTCGGCGTGGTCGACGATCGGCTGCAGGCGGCTGAGGAAGGTGCCCAGCTCGGTGCGCTTGGCGTCCAGCTCGCGCTTGGCCTGCTCGAGCTGCTGCTTGGCCCGGGCGACCGCGCCCGGGTCCGCCTCCGCGGACTCCAGGTCGACGGCGTCCAGCGCGCCCAGGTAGGCGACGGTGACCTGGTCGATCCGGGCGGTCAGGTCGGCGAACTCCTGCTCCACCCGGCGGGCGGTGGCGGGCTCGCCCGCCGACTTCACGGTCTCCACCGCGAGCAGCGCGTCCCGCTGGGCCGAGTCCAGCTCGTAGAACGACTCCTGGGCGGCCTCCCGGGCCGCCCTGGCGTCCGCGCGCACGCCGTCCCGACGGCCGCCGCCCCACCAGCCGCCCCGACCCCCGCCACCGCCGCCGGCCACCCTCACCACGTGCTCCCTGCTCCGTATCCGTCCCGCCGCTTCCCCGCCATTCTTGCCGATCACCCGCCCCGCCCGGCACCCCCCGTCCCCGCCCCCTTCCGAAGGGGTGCGGCGAACCACCCCCGGGACCAGGTAGTCTGTCCACTCGTCGTGTGACCGGCCGCGCCGGTGCACTTCGGCGAGGGCGCATAGCTCAGCGGTAGAGCGCCGCCCTTACAAGGCGGATGTCGGCGGTTCGAAACCGTCTGCGCCCACAGTCCTGACCAGGATAAAATCAGCGAAGGCCCAGCTCAGAGCGCGTGCTCGGGGGTGGGCCTTCCCCGTTTGCCCCGTGAGCTATACGCAAACTCTCGCACTCTCTACGCACCCACTACGGGGCCGCGCCCCCTAAATTCCTCCCAAGGGATCGTGGCGCCGCCGCAGGTGGGGGCCGCCGTGTAGAACGAAGCGCCCCCAGCCGTCGACTGCGGCTGGGGGCGCTTCTGTGGCCCCGGGCTGGGAGGGGGGTCAGTCATCCTGCCCGGAGTCGGTGCACTGGTTGCCGTCCCGGGCACCCGGTGCACCTGCCGGGCCAGTACGATGCGGCGAGCGCACCTGACATGCGCTCGCCGTACTGGCTCGGCTCCCGCTGGTAGTGCCCGGTGAGAACGGGCACTACCAGCGGGCGATCAGGGGCCCGGCCGAGGAATCGGCCGGGCCTTCGTCATGAGGGCTGACCGTCACCGACCGTGCCCGTAGGGGGAGTTGATGGCGCGGGGATCCACGATTCCGTATGTGTGCGCCCTGCACAAGGTCCAGGGGGAAGGGCCGAATAAGGCAGATTATCGAACAAGCGTCCGGCTGCACAGCTCTGGCGATTCGTGACGCAGAGTGCCGCTGTGCGCGGGATGCTACCCGGATGGAGTCGCAGATGCACCTAATAAGGTGCGGACATTCCGGTTGCGTCGGGGCAGCGTTAGACGGGTGCCCTTCAAGATCCACTTGCCCGCGCACCTGCTGATGGACCTGCAGGTGATCGCCAGCCGCATCAAGCGCTTACGCGAAGAGCGAGGCTGGACTCAAGAGGATCTCGTCGAGCGCACGGGCCTGCACCGCAACACAATCGGCCGAATGGAGACCGGGGCCCAAGCCCCGTCGCTGAGCGCCTACCTCGTCGTCGCCGACGCCCTCGGCGTGCCGTTGTGGCGCCTGTTCCGCGACGAGGACGAGTAGCTACGGCACGAGCCCGTGGATCTGGTTGAGCTCGGCGTCTTCGGCCCGCGCCGCTTCCTGGCAGACGTGTATGGCCGGGGCGCCCATCCACTGGCGCCACTCGCCGTCCGGGTTGAGCACGCCGTAGATCGGGGTGCCGTCGCCCAGGCGTCGCAGCACCGCGTCCTTGTACACGCCTAGCTGCTGGCCGGTCATGCCGTCCGCCGCGGATGCGTGGAGGGGCGTTCGGTCAGGTAGCGCTGGCGGTTGATCCAGCCGTACGCGCCGTCACGGTCCCACCAGGCCACCGGTTCGTCGGCGTCCACCACGAAGTTACCGGCGTCGTGGTCCCAGACGCCCCACAGCGCGACGCCGCGGCCGTTCGGTGGGAGCTGTCTCGGCTCGAAGCGGCCGTCCCGCCACTGCAGCAGCTCAGCCATGGCTGAGCTCCAGGTGGGCGGTGCACACTACGGTGTCGAAGTCGTGTACTACGCCGGCCGTCTCGCCGTCGAGGGTGAGGGTGCCGTTGGGGTGGAGCGGGGGCTCGGTTGAGCCGCAGACGATGCATGCCTCTCCGTGGAGGCGCGCAGGGCTGATGCCCTGGTCAGGCGGTGTCGCTGTCACGTCCTCTACGATCCCCGCCCGGAAGGGCCGGAAGTGACACAACCTGTGTCACTCGTCAGACGGCTTTCGCCCAGCGGGCCATCGCCAGCAGTTCCTCGTCGCGGCCGCGGCTCAACCGCACCAGGGTGGCCAGCTCTGTTCGGACCTGGCCGTGCTCGCGGACGTGCTGGGGTGCGATCCGGCGGGCAACGAGCAGGGACTCGCGGGCGTGCTGCGGGCGGCCCAGCGCTATCTGCGCCCGGCCCAGGTCGATGTAGTAGTGCGAGCGCCGCTCGGCCGGCAGGTTGCGGGGCGGCACCCAGCGACCGGCCTCCGCCACCGCCCGGCCAAGGACCGCCGGGTCGGCGAGCTCGACGGCGACCGCGAGCTGGTGGATACGTACGGAGGCCGGCCCTACCGCGGTCCCGTCGTACAGCCGCTCCGGGATGCCGCGGGCGAGCCGTTCGGCCTCGGCCAGGTGCAGGCGCGCACCGCCGGCGCCCCCTGCCCGTCCGGCGACGACGGCGGCCCGCATGTGCAGGGCGGCGGCCGCGGCGGCCAGCGGCACCGTGGTGGGCGGCGGCATCCGGTCGACGGCTTGCTGCAGGGCGCGCAGGCCCGTGCCGAGCTGGCCAGTGGCGAAGTAGACCTCGGTGCGGACGTAGGCCGTGGCGGCGGTGAGTGCCGGGTCGTCGGCGATGCCGGCGGCCCAGCGCATCAGCTCGACCAGCCTGGCGGACAGGTCTCGGTAGCCGTACTTGTAGGCCGCGGCGTCGGCCGAGCGGACGGCCAGCGCGAGCAGGTGGGCGGCCCGTTGCCGGTCGAGCCCGCGGGCCTGGTCGACGGCACGGAACAGCTCCCCCAGCAACGGCGGGATGCTCTCGGCGAGCAGGCTGTACTGGGAGTTGACGCGGGCCGCGGTCATCTCCTCCACCGCGGTGGCGAGTTCGCACAGTGGCCGGACCGGGCCGTCCTCCGGCAGGTCGTAGGTGGCGATCGCGGCCTGCATGGCCGGGATGGCCTGGTGCACGCGGGAGTCCGTGCGCCCCGGGCCGCCGGCCAGATCCTCCGGGGTGGTGTGCAGGGCCCTGGCTAGGACGTCCAGGACCGCGTCGCTTGGAGCCCGGGTGCCGCCCTCGATCTGGCGAATCATGCTGATGGAGACGCCAGATGACTCGTGCACCTCGCGGCGGGACAGGCCGGCGGCGGCGCGGGCAGCAGCTACGCGGTACCCGAGGTGGGCGGCGGTGGTGGCGGGCATACTCGGCACGGTACCCGCGCTGTCACGATCTCGGGTGCGAACCGCCCCAGCGGCAAGCTGGGGCGGTTCACCGGAGTTGACGGACGACCAGGTCGGCGAGGTCGGTCAGTGAGTCGGCGGTCCAGTCGGCGTCTGGCGCGGACGTGGTCAGACCGATCGGGCCCCGGCGCAGGTGCGCGGTCCGCAGCCCGGCCGCCCGGGCGGGGGCGATGTCGTTGGCTGGGTGGTCACCGACGTACAGGATCTGCTGCTGGTCCCCGGGGGCCCACTCTGCGACCCGGGTGAAGAAGCCGGCGCTGGGCTTGGAGATGCCCCACTCGCCGCTGGTGGCGATCGCGTCGGCGGGCAGGTCGAGCCCCCGCAGCAGGCCGGTCACTTCGCGGTTCTGGTTGCCGGCGATGCCCACCCACACCCCGGCGTCGCGCAGCTGCTGCAGTGCCGGCCGGACGTCTGGGTACAGGTCGGATTCCGCGAGGTGGTCGCCCTGCCCGGCATCCCGGCGGGCGGCCCACTCTGCGGCGACGTCGATGTCGGGCCGGATCAGGCGGATGGCTTCGGCGTTGTCGAGGCCGCGGGCGAGGACATGCCCGACGAGCGCGGACATGGTGTGCTGCGGGACGTCCAGCCAGCGGGCCCAGTCGGCCCAGTAGCGGGTGTCGCTGGTGAGAGTCTCGCCGATGTCGAACACCACGGCCGTGATCGTCGTCATGCGGGCCAGGGTAGCCGGGCCTCCGCGGGCCGGTCAGGCCTGCGTCCTACACTGCCGGGGTGGACATTCCCCCTGACCTGATTGACCTGCAGCGTGTCCGGATCGTGGCGGAGGAGGCGCGTGCCGCGTACGTGCTCGCGGTGGAGACGCGGCGCCGGGCCGAGTACCCGGACGACGTGGTGGCGCGGTGCATGTGGAGCGCGGAGGAGCAGGCCGAGGACGAGCGGCTGCAGGCCGCCGTGATCGCGGCGCTCGACGCTGTGCGCACCCACCCGGCGCTGGCCGGCGGGCCCGACCGGCACAAGCTCGAGCAGGCGGCGCTCAAGGCCGCCCGGGAGCTGGTCGCCGCGGGCTGAGCCCGGACGCGCGAAACCGCCCCGCCTCCCGGAGGAGGACGGGGCGGAATCTACCTAGCCAGGCGCCGTGGGCCGCTGCCAGAACGTACTCGATCACTCAGGCTGTACACCGGAGCCATGTCCTTGGCTTTGACCTGGGCAATGGTTTGAACGTCTGGGGCGATAGAGCGCATCAACACAGGGTGGAGCCCGAGGTCTTCCGCTGCTTGCAGCACTGCAGGCGGGTCGCCGTACTTCTTCGCCAGCATGGCCCGCATCAGCATGGGCTGCTCTGCATGGACGGTCACGGGCTCGTTGGTGCGCCATCCGCGTGCGCCGATCTGACGCCAAAGACTCTGCTCTCGGTCTTTGTCAATCAAGTCGAGAACAGCCGCGCGCTTGACCAACGCCTGAATGGAGATACCCCACCGCTGCTTCAAGCGCGCCAGGTCCTGCAGCATGAAACCGCCGGCCATGGCTTCCTCTGCGCGTTCGCGAGGCATGAGGAACGCGCCCGCGAACCGGTGCGCTTCTTCTTCCGCTTGAGCTGCGCTGATGGTGCGGCGAGCCGGGTGCAGCACTAGGTGCCCCAGCTCGTGAGCAGTGGTGAACCTTTGCCGGTCCCCCGAGCCGGCCGAGAAGTAGCTGATCAAGTACGGCTCGTCCGGCCCCCGCCAGCAGGAGACGCCAGAGTGGCCGACAACGATCTCCTCGCCGTGGCCGTGTGAGTCAACAAGAACGAGCGGGACGACGGGGATGCCAGCGCGTTCACACAGCCGGATGACGTGCCCAACAACACCGTCTCGCGCAATGCCCAGAGCATCTCGCGTCTGTGCCGCGAGATGCTCGATCTCTTCACCATCAATCTCGCCGTATGCCCGAGGCAGAACGGCTCGACGAACTCGGGTCTCGGTCAGCAGCCGCGCTGCCACTCGGTACGCCTCACGTACGGTGGCCTCGACGCGGCTGACCTCCTTGGCTGAAGCACTGGCCATCTTCCGGAAAGCCAGCGTGTCGGTTGGGAGGTCTGCTGGGTCCACGTCAAAGAACGACATGGGCGTACCGGTGGCAGCGGCGATGGCGGTGAGCACATCGGGAGTGATCGACCGCTTCCCCTTCTGCACGTGTGAGATCAACGTTTGCGACACCCCCGCCGCCTCGGCAAGCTCCCCCTGGGTGAGGCCCATGAGGAGCCTCAGCGTTCGGACGCGCTCAGCCTGAGCTTGTTCATGCGCCACCGTTGCTGCCCTCCTCGCGGATGTCCTCGTCGAACTCGAAGGGGAGGATGATGCCGCTCTCGCTGGCGTCGAACTCCCAGCCTTCGAAGGTTTCGACGTTGCGGGGAAGTTCGAGGTCCAGGTCGAACTTTGGCGGCCTGCCCGGCTTCCAGTCGCCGATCGGGCGCACGATGCGGATGCTGATGTCACCGCCCGTCGGAGGCGGGGAGATCCAGATGGCGAGGAGGTTGCTGGCCTCCACCCCGAAGAGGTCGATCGCAGGGTTGCGGAAGTAGCTGATGCGCGCCTTGTTCCGGCCAGGCGCCGGAACAAGGTCAACCGGTGAGGCGTGGAGGACCCGCAACGTCAGCGTCCCCTTGTTGAGGTGAAGCCGGCCGCTGCTGCCGTCGACCACCTTCCAGTCGGACAGGTCGCCTTCGTGCAGCTTCTCCAGTTCGCGGCGCGCGTGGTCGCGGGCGAGGTCGGTTCGGCCCTTGGTGTATCCGTTGCCGACCATCTCGTGCTTGTCGTAGTGCTTGTGGGCGTTGCTGTAGCCCTCGTCGAGGCTCCTGTAGAGGGGTTCGGCGAGGCCCTCTACGGCTGTGGTGAGGTAGGCGGCATCCTCAGGTGTAAGCATAGCTGTAATTTTATTACGCCCTTTGCTACACATGCAAGATCCGCGAGTCGTGTCGCTTATAGGACCTCGGCAAGGATCACACCCACCCCCAGACGCGACGAAAGCCCCGCCCGGCCGAAGCCGAGCGGGGCAAAGTGCTGCCAGGTCAGAGCTCGATGTCGGACAGGTACGGCCGGACGTCCTCCGGCATCGGCCGCGGCGCCGGCGGCGGCTCCAACCCGCTGGCCTGGATGAACCCGACCATCGAGCGGAGCCAGCCGCACAGGTAGCGGATCGTGAACTCCTGCCCCGCCAGCCGGGCCCGCTGCTGTACCGACTCCAGCTCCTGCTCGTCGACCCGCTTCCCGAGCCGCTCCAACTCCCGCTCCATCCGATCCGTCACCACGGAGAAGTCATCCCGGCGCTCCTGCCCGCGAGTCCGGCGCCCGGCCCACGCCGTATACGCCACACCACCAGCCGTCACCGCCGACACACCCACCGCCGACACCGCAGCCCACGACTCAGCGCTCATCCGTGCCTCCGTGCCGCGGCTCCGGCCACGCCGCGACGATCGCCGTCACACCCGCGAACGCCGCCCAGATCGCCGCGCTGGCCCAACCCCGCGGGTTGTCATACAACCACCAGCTGACCAACGAACCCGTCGACCACGGCACCACCACCACCAACACCGCCGGAAACCCCGGCCAATCCCGACCCTGCCGCCGCCACGCACACCCCACCGCCAGCACACCAGCCGCAATCCACGCCCACCCCCACGCCTGCACCGGCATCAGATCCAGCAACAGCCGGATCCCCCGCCGGTCCACCGGAGGCTGCACCAGCAGCGAATAGCCGTACAACACGCACATCACGCCCTTGAGGCTCAGCACAGCGCCGCGGCGGCCCACCCGGCGCGCTGCCCGACGGGCCGCCGCACGCATCACACCCCCGACACGTCGACCGACGCCCGCGCGGCCGCATCCGACCGCGGAGTGTGTCGCGCCCGGTAGCCCGCCAAGAAAGCGAGCGCGGGCGGCACCAGGGCGATCAGCGGAGCCTGGGCCCAAGCCGGCAGCGGGCCGAGCAGGGAGTTGTCAGCCTCGATGGCGTTGAGAGCCGCGATCGCAACACCGGCGCCAGCCGTTGCCGTCGCGGACGCGATGACCTTGATCTCGATCGGAACACGCATGCCAGTCCCCTCTCCCAGGTCAGGCGCGCAGGGCGCGGTCGTAGGCGGCGAGCTGGTTGAACTCGTCGTCCGCGCCGAACGCGATCTGATGGGTCGGGGCGGGGTTGCCCCACGCCCGGTACTCGGCCGCAGTGATCTGCCGGACGTACCCGGACGGCCAGATCCCGAAGATCTCGTTGCCCTTGCCCTGCGCCTGGTCGCCCTTGACCAGGATCAGGTTCTCCGGGACCGGGACGACAGGCGGCCGCGGGACGGGAGTGGGGGTCGGCGTGGTCATGGTCAGACTCCGATCGAACGAAGGGCCCGCGGCCGAACCCGGCGCGGGACAGGGACGACGGCCGGCGGCGAAGCCGGGGTCGCGGGAACAGCGAACAGGTTGGGCATCGGACCCGGGTCGTTGTGTTCGTTCTCGGGCACCTGAGAGTGCCCGTAGTGGCCGGACTTGCTGGCCCAGATCGCCGAACTGCGGTTGCTGTCCCAGGTCGGGGCGCCCATCGGCCACACGTCCGGCACGCCCCAGGACCGCAGCCACGCCATGATCCGGTCTAGCCCCTTGCACGGGGTGTCCGCGACCGTCGCATAGACCCTGCCGCCCACCCGGCAGTACGGGAAGAACAGCGTCTCGATCTGGATGCAGATGTCGCCCTCGCGGTTCGTCTCCACCCCACCCGGCAGGTTCACGACGCTCTTGCTGCGAGACGTGGCCGGGAAGAACTGGGCGATCCGACCGCTGAACGGATCCCAGACGAGGTGCGGCGCCTCGCCACGACCGCCGTCGCTGAACCATCCGACCTCGTTGTCGAACGAGACGAGATCGGCCGGTGCCGCGGCAGTGGCGTTCTTGTCCCAGGTGATGTGCCAGATCGCCCGGGCACCACCGCTGTGCTCAGTGGGAGCAGTGTCGAGCAGATGAAGCTCGGCTCCCTCTACGTACTGATTGGGCATGAGTACCTCCAGCCACGTTGGTACTCGGCCGCCGTGACAGCCGCTCAGCCAGCAGGAACAACCCAGCCGGTGGGCAGCGTGACGGTAGCCGGGGCCGACGGCGGGACCGGCAGCGGCTCCGGCGTGCACCCGCATCCCGGCAGAGCCTCCGACGGGGCCGAGCAGGTGGCCTGGTGGATGTGCTGGGCCAGGGACATCGTGATGGCGTGGGCGCCGCACGAGTGGACGGCCAGCGTCGAGGTCGCCGGGTCCGGTGGCAAGATGTCTGTCGGCGCGAGCGCGGGCAGCCCCACGTCGGCCAGCAGCGTGTTCCTGGCTGCGAGGTCGGCGTCTGCCTGCGCGCTGGCCTCGTCCGCAGTCGGCCGCCGCTGCCACTGCGCGACCAGCGCACCAGTACAGCTGCTCTTCCAGCAGGTAGGCATGGGGCTCCGTTCAGAGGAGGGCGGCGTGTTCCCACGCGATCTGCATGGCGGTGCCAGCCGCGACGATCGCCAGCGCACCGCCCGAGTTCTGGCCGACCCACGCCTCGATGTAGTCGCCAACGGCCAGGTAGACGGTGGCGTTCAACTCGGGGATTGAGAAGTTGGTGGCGGGTGCCGCGGGGAACTGCACCTGCGCGTACGCCACGGCGGAGCCGTTCTTGTACAGCTGCATGACGCGGGCGCCGGTCACGTTAGGGTTCCAGCAGACCGCGGCGCGGACCCGGTAGCGGCCTGCCACCACCGCGGTGTACCTGCTGTTGTTGGTGCTGGTGGAGTGCCCGTTGTAGGTGTCGTCGACCTCGGTGTCGAACTGCAGGGCCACGTTCGGAGCGCCGCTGCTGGCAGGGCCGGCCTGCGGGGTGGTGACCGTGAGCGTCGCGAACGGCGGGTTCGACAGGAAGTTCACCGAGTCGGTGACATCCGATCCGTAGACGGCAGCCGTCATCCGGGCCCCGGCATACCGGGCGGGCGGAGCTGGTACGGCCAGAACCATCGGCGGCTACCTCCTACAAGGCCAGAATCATCGGCTGGTACAGGCGCACATCAGCCCCCGGCAACTGCGTCTTCACGACCCCGTTGACGGACCGGATGACGGTCATCTGCTGCGGGCTGCTGGTGGTCACCGACGAGGCGGCCACCATTCGAACGCCCCAGACGTACCAAACGGCCGAGACAGGCGGAGTGCCGCCATGGCGGGCCCGCGGAGTCGCGTAAGACGCCAACGCCGGGGCCGTCAACGTCTGCTGGATGTACGTCCATTGCCCGGCCGACACCGAAGTCCCGGACCCGAGACCCGAGCTGATGAACGCGCCGCCAGCGTCGTACCAGTCGGCGGCCGGCCGGAGATCCGACCAGCCGCCCGGGCTGTACGCCCACAGCGCCACCGTGTAGCTGGCACCCGGGGTAACACTGCCAACCCCTGTGGACGCCCCCACGGCGCCGCCGCTCGCCGTCACCCCATCCGGGGTGATCTGCATGCTCCCCGCCGCGCCTGCAGACGAGTTCACCACGCTGCTCGACCAGGCGATGGTTGATGCCTGCGCCGCCCAGCCGGTCAAGTCAACGGCGAAGAACGGGTTGCCAGCCGCGTTCAGCTGGTTGCCGACCGCAGTCACCGTGACCCGCTCGCCCGCAACCAGCACATCGAAGGGTGTGTCTGCGAGACTCGGGGACCAGACGGGGCCACTGGTTGTCGCCACCGACAGGCTCGTCGCGGTGGCATCGGCGGACGCCGCGAGCTGGCTGCCCGCCGTATCGAGCCGACCCAGGGCACCGTCCTCGAGGACCGCCGTCCGATACGGCGACTCCGGCTGGCAGTTGAACGTCAACCGGTGCTGAAACTGATCGATCGCCTCGCTCGTGCCGAGCAGCAACTGCGACACGTCGTTCGCCGACGTCCACGACGGCATCCCAGTCACCGCGATCCGGTCACCCGGGCGCATCTGCAGGATCCCGGAACGGAGCGGCACCGTGATCGACGGGTGGGCCAGGTTCACCGCGATCCGCGGGAACCGGGGCTCGTCGACCGTGCCGAGGTGCACCCGCCAGCCCGTCTGGTGGCCGAGGTCGCTGTCAGACTGGACGTTGACCTGGACGGTGGTGTCGTACTGGCCGACACCCGCAGGCGGCGGCGCGACAGACAGCGGGCCGGACGTGAGCGTGTACCTGGCGGAGCTGCCACCCGGCCGGCTCGCGGTGACATCGTTGCGAATGTACTGGTCGTCGTCCACCGGGGTGGGGACCGCAGCCAACTGCCCAGCAGGGTACGACAGGGACACCGTCGGAGACTGGTTCTCCACGGAGGCCCGGGTGCGGTAGCCGAGCCCGGCGGCGGACGTGAGCTCGTAGAGGATCCCCGCATCAGCCACGACCGCATCGTTGATCAGCTCAACCAACTTCGCCGACAACTGCGGGCCCATCGCCACGGTGGTCGCAGCAGACCCGATCAGCTCGAACTGGACACCGGCCAGGGCGCACAGCCGCCCGATCCGAGTGGCCGCCTGCTCCCCGGCATAGGCCGCGGCCAGCAGCGCAGTAGCAGCCGTGTCAGTCGGCACGTCCGACGACAACTGCAGGCTGACATGCCCGATCACGGTGTCGCCCAGAGCCCCGCCCGGCGCCACCGCCACCGACTTCACCAGGCCATTGGTCGGGCCGAAAGCCGACGCGGTGAGCGCCGTAGTGGAACCGCCCACGACAGTGACCTGCAGCCGGGCGAACAACTGGATGCCACCGGAGAGCTGGATCTCAGCGGACAGGTGCAGCGCAGTCCCGTTGACACCGTCCGCGCCGGCGGCTGTATCCATGACGGTTGTGCCAGTGCTGTCCTTGCCCCTCAGCCCCAGCCGCCCGCTGCCCGCGGTCGAGTAGTAGATCTCCCAGGTGGGGATGGTGCCGGTCCACGTCCACGTGCAGATCACCGTGCCGTCCGTCAGTCCCGCGGCCGGCACCTTGGCCAAGAGCCGGACGATCGTGGTGAAGGGGTTGGTGGAGAGCGGCCCTGGGTCGCCGGGCGGGGTGTACGCCGGGATTGCCGCCGTCGTGGAGGCGGTGCCCATCTTGGGCAGGTCGGCGGAGCAGACGAACGAGTTGTCCGTGGCCAGCGTCGGCGTCCCGGAGATCGTCATCCCAGGTACGCCAGTGGTAGCCGAGCCGATCACCGTTGCCCCGGACGCGTCCTCGAACGGCCAGTACGCCACGACCTGGTTGGTCGGAGACGCGCTGGCCAAGGCCGCATACATCGCCGACCCGAGGGCCCGAGACCCCTGCCCGAGACGCCGCAGCACCCCGGCCGCCTCCAGCGGCACCCACACGTCCGTACCCGTGGTGTCCCACTCCTGCGGCCACGCGACGACCTCGCCCAGAAAGCGCACGTTGCGGTCGTTCCCAACCGGCACCGACACCCGGATCGGTTGGTTGCGGCCGATCTTCCCGTACAGCGGGCTGAGCGGGTTCCGCGGGCTGTACAGGCCGAGGCGGTTGTTGAGCTGCATCGTGCAGGTGGCCGGCTCCGTACGCTGGGCCTCGTCGGACTGACCGCGGGTGATGGTGACGTGCACACTGCCGTCCCGGGTCATGACGGACGGCGTGATCGTGTTCCACTGCCCGTCGAACCACAGCTCGACCTGCAGCGGGCCGGCCGCGCTGTCGCCGCTGCCCGCGGGCAGGCTGAACGGCCCGGGCAGCCCACCCAGGCGGCGCGGCCAGTACCCGGCGACGAGCGGTGCGACAGGAGCCATCGGTCACTCGTCCCAGACGATCCAACAGGTCATGTTCGAAGCGCTGGTCGCCATCGTGGCGCGGACCCGCAGGAACTTGCTGACGGCGATGATGGGCCGCTCGTCCGGCATCCACTGGTAGAAGTACGTCAGGTCCGTCGCCCCGGCAGCAAGCGGAATCTGCTTGACGTCGAACACCCGGGCCGCGGTGGTGCTGCCCTCCGCGGTGGCGGTGTAGCCGGTCGCCGAGGTGCCGAGCGTCAGCAGGCTGGCCGGGGCGTTCGGGTCGAGCGGCTGCACACCCGAGGCGACGTGCGCGGTCACCGTCGCCGCGGCGTCCGTCTGCAGCAACTCCACCACCGACGCCGCACCCGGCGCCACGTCCAGGCTGAAACCCCAGCTGATCAGCTGGATCTGACGGGTCGACGGAGTGGCGAGTTGCAGCATCGTCTTGACCGCCGTGCCGGTCGACACCTTGGCGAGCGCCGCCGTAGTCGGCATCGGCGCGTTGAATGCCTTATAACGATGCACAGATCTCTCCTAGTTTCCGAGGACGGTCTGCACGTTGCCGCCCTTGATCCGGATGCTCCTGCGCAGCCAGGACATGAACTCATCCCCCGCCGCGGCGCCGGCCCATTCCAACTGCACCACCACGGGCCCCGAGGACTGCGCGGCGGCCATCGTCCGGGACTGCCCGGACGGGTACACCGTCGATCCGACCGGCAGCCGCACCAGCTCCGGGCCATGCTCGCCGACCCACGTCATGCCGGACCGCTGCCCGCCCGTGGCCGCCGAGCCGACGACACCGCCCATCGCCCGGGGAATGCCGGCGTCGAGGTAGCGGGACTGGAAGTCGGTGGTGATGGTGATCGTCTTACCGTGCAGGGAGTCAACGTTGGACTGCGCGAGCGCCAAGTCGTGCTTGAGCTGGTCGATCTCAGCGGAGAGCTGGACGCGCTTCTCGCCCTTGGCGTTCTTCAACGCCGCCTCGGCGTCGGCCAGCTTGGCCTTGAGGTCGGTGATGTCGCCACGCAGGTAGGCGGTCTTGTCCGGTGTCTCGAGGATCGTGTTGGTGAGCTCGCGCGCCTGGTCCCGGGTTAGGCCCATCTGCATGGCGACCTGCATCAGCTTGTCGCGGCCCTTGTCGTAAATCTTGTTGACGTAGTCCATCGACTCGCCGGAGTTGAGCGCAGCGACGGCTGCGGCGTCCGTCTTCGACGCCAGGTCTGTCAGTGCGGCCTCCGCGGCCCGAGACTTCTCCGTCGTCAGGCTCAGCTCGCCGTGGGCCATCGTCAGCGCGCCGGCGTTGTCCTTCGCCGCGGTTGTGGCGTCGTCGATGGACTTCTCGAACCCGGCCATGCTGTCGAGCGCCGAGCGGTTGACGTCGTTCAGGTCGCTGATCGCGTCCTTGAGGCCCTTCGCTGTCATCGCCTGCGCGTCCAGAGCCTTGCTGGTGTCCATCGCCTGCTGGCCCAGCTCGCCCATCGACGCCGACGCGATCTTCTCGGTCTCGGCTGTCGCTCCCAGCGCGTCCTGGTACTTGTGGAGCTCTCCCGCGAGCTTCGCCGGATCGCCGCCCCGCTCCGCGAACGCCTGCTGCAGGTTCTTGAGCGCATCGGCGGCTACGTTGGCGTAGCCCTGCTGCACCATGTTGGCCAGCGCCTCGTCGATGCTGTTGATCTGATTCGTGGCCTCGGTCAGCGAGTTCGACTTGGCCATGCCCAGGGTGAACACCTTGTTCATGGTGTCGTTGAACTTGTCCATGCCGCTGGACTTGCCAGCCACACGGTCCACGGCGTACCCGAGCTGCTCCAAGTTGCCGCCGAACGTGGCCGTCAGCTCGCCTGACTTCGTGCCAGCGAGCCCCAAGTGCTGCATCGCTGTCGTCATCCGGTCGAGGCTGGGCGGCGCCTGTATCGTCGCGTCGCGCAGTTTGAACAGGACCGCTGCGACCGCGCCGATCGCACCCAAAGCCACGCCGATCTTCGCCTTCGTCGACAGTGTGGCGAACGCCGACGCCAGGCCAGCGATCCCACCGCCAGCCGCCATAGACGCCATCTGCAGCTCGATCATCGCGGTACGGGCCGCAACGAACGCTGTCCCCATCGTCTGGAGCAGGGCGATGACCTTGCTGACGACTGCGAACCCGGCGAGCGCCGCCACCACTACGCCGATGCCCTTCGCCCACTCCAGCGCGGCGTCACGGTTGTTGAGCAGCCAGGTGCTGCCCTTCTGCAGGTGGGGGATCATCTTCTCGCCGATAGTGATCATCAGCGCCTGCAGGCTGCCTTCCAACTCCTTCGTCTGCTGAGCGAACGTCTGCTGCGTCTGCTCCCACGCCTTGCCGAAGTTGTTGGCACCTTCGTCCAGGGCTGAGAACTTGCTTTCGAAGCGGTCCATCTGCCCGACCAGGATGTTCAGGCCCGCGCCGGCCTTGCGTCCGAACGCGTCGGTGATGACCTGGCCCTGCTTGTCCGCGGTGATGCCCGCGGCGTTCATGCGGCCGACGAGATCCTCGAGGGCTAGCTTCAGGCCGCCGCGCTGCATGTCCTCGGCGAGCGTGGTGGTGGTCAGGCCAAGGGTCTTGAGCGCCGCCTGGGAGGTGCTGACGGGCTTGCCCAGCGCCATGACGGCCATGCGAAGCTGGTTGCCCGCGATGCTGCCGCGGATGTTGTTGTCGCCGAACACGGCGAGCGCGGCGCCGACGTCCTTGATCGACAGGCCGAAGCCCTTGACCGTCGCGACCATGCCGGACCCGAATGCATTGGCCAGGTCCTGCATCTTCATGTCGCCGACGCCGACCGTCGCGTTGAGAACACCCATCGCCTGGTCGAGGTCTTCGACGCCCGGGATCTGCGCGGCAACCGCCGCGGTCAGGGCGTTGGTGACGTCGACCAGGTCGGCGTGGCCGATCGCCGCGCCTTTCGCTGCGGTCTCGGTCAACTTGAGGGCCTGCTGGGAGGTGATGCCCATCGACTCGAAGTTGGACTCGACGTGGTACAGCGCCTCAGCCAGGCTGTCCGGGTCAGAACCGACCTTCGCCGCGATGTCCAGCACACCCTTCTTCAGGGTGCCCATCTGGTCCTCGGCAACGCCGGCCTGAGACGTCAGCAACGTCATCTCGGAGTCGAACTTGCTGGCCATGGCAACGGACTCGCCAAGGAACGCCGCCATCGCCAGCGCGCTGACGTTGGCGGCCTTGCCGACCTTCGCCATGGTCGACTCCATGGCGCTCGCACCGGCCTTGGCCTCCGCGAACGCCGGGGCCGTGAGGTTCTTGCCAGTGATGACGATGTCGACGATGTTCACTCAGGTGCCTCCTCTCGGCGGCCCAGATAGGCGATCTCCAGCAGGCGGAACATCTCGGCAGGCTCGGCCAGCACTTCACTCGGCAGCTTGTGCCAGCGGTCGCACAGGCCGAGGATCAGCTCGGCGTCGATCAGCTCGCGAGGCTTGCGGACGGGACGGCCATCGGAATCGACGCCTCCACCGACGGCTGCCCACCGGCGGAGGTCTGCGGCAAAGGGTCCGAAACGCCCTTCACCGCGTCCGGCCACGCGTTGACCATGGCCATGGAGAAGTCCAGGTCCAGGCTCTCCAGAGACTCCATCGTCGGCGGCAGGAGGTTCCCGTCGTCGTCCTCGAGGTTCCACTCGATGAGTGCATCGACGAACATGCGGCACATCTCCTCCGTCGGGCTCATCTCGTCCGGGCCGGCGTCCTCTTGCTTCGCCTTGGCGTTCTGGAACTCGATGAACTTGCCGGTGTTCATGCCGTGCACGAGAACGACGAGGCCGTCCATGTCGGGGTCCTCGAAGCGCAGTCGGTAGGCCTTGCGCTTGACCTTGTAGCCCATGTGTTCGTTCCCCTCTCAGGCCCAGGTCGGGACGGTGCCGTCGGACAGGACGCCGGGAACGGACCACGTCAGCTCGCCGCTGTTGGAGCGCTGTACCTGGTAGTCCGTCAGCAGGCACTCGTTGGCCAGGCTGACGCCGTTGACGCCGAGCGACACGGTCCGCTGGACGCTGGTGCTCGGGATCGTCTTGAACGTGTCGTGGCTCTTGTTGGCGGCGGGGTTGAACACGCCCTTCATGTCGATCGAGAAGTCCGCGAGCAGCAGGATCCGCTCCATCGCGGACTTGTCGATGCCGGTGACGTCCTGCACCGCGCGCGGGGTGGCGAACTGCAGGTCCGTGCAGTCGTTGCGGATGTCGTTCGGCGTGGCGGAGGCGTTGTCGACGCTGAGCGTCGTCCAGCCGAGGCCGGAGCTCTTGGCCATGGGGGTCAGCCCTTCTGCTGCTGGTCGGCGAGGGTCTGCTGGTGCTCGCCGAAGTCGTCGATCCAGTCCCGAGCGGACTGGTGCTGGCGGTGCTCGCCGGTCGGGTTGCCGCGCCAGTCGCCGCCCTGCACGAGGTACAACTCGGGCCGGTCCAGGCGGACCTGGTGGTCGCCGGCGAAGCAGCGCTGCCCGGCCTCGAACGTGAACTGTGTGAGCCCCGACGGCAGCCGTTCCTCCCGGTAGCCGCGGCCGGACTGGGTGCGGATGTAGTGCGCCTGCTGCTGGCCCAGCACCGTCGACTCGTCGATGGTCGACACCCAGCCGTTCAGGTGCGCCAGGCAGCCGGCCTCGGCACAGGTCGCAGGCCGGAAGTGCGTCTCCGCCGGCGACAGGATCCGGTACGTCTTGTACGCCTCGGGCGGCATGGCCGGCGTGATCCGGTTCAGCTGGCCGCCCATCAGAACGTCACCCCGGCGATCTCGTTCTTGGTGAGGTGGACGGAGCACGTGACGCTGGTGAAGCCGCCGGTGGTGACGGTGACGGCGCGAACGTAGCGACGGATCGTCGCGGTGTTGCCGGTGGCGATGCGCTGGGTGGTCGGTGCGGCGTTGACCGCGGTGAATGTGAGACCGGCGACGTCGGCGAAGGTGACGTTGTCCGCGCTGTCCTGGATCTTGATGGTGACGTCGGTGCCGGTGAACGCCGTCACCTGGAGGTACGCCTGGGCGCCGAATGATGCGGAGGCAGCCGTGTCAACACCGGCGCCGTTCGTCGCCGCGGCGTCCGTTCGCAGGCCGGCCGTCAGCTGGACGCCCCACTCCAGTCCGTAGGCGTTGCCCTGGGCGTCGCAGGCGAACGTGAACTCGCCCGAGTTGGCTCGGTTGCCGTCGTAGTTGACCTGCTTGGCCACCAGGCTGGCGCACGGGTCTCCGAGGTTGGTACCGCGGCAGTAGGTGGCGACGATGTCGGCACGTGGCAGCGCGGACAGGACCGGGTGGGCTTGTCCAGGCGAGGGGTTGAAGAACGCGGACCAGGCCATGGAGCCGTCCCGCGCGCCGCCGATCCGCTCCATACCGCCCTTGTTGATGCCGGTGACGTCGATCGGCTTGTTGCCGCCCTGGACGCTGGACAGGGCGCCGATGTCGCCGGACAGGTCGTAGCCGCCGATGTACAGGTTGTCGCCCAACCCGCCGGTCTTCGTCATGCCACCTCATCCCATGCGTCGTTGATGATTACCGGCAGCGTGATCGTGAATACCCGGAACAGCTGCTGGTCCTGGTTCAGGTAACCGGCCCGGGCGGACAAGGGGGCTCCTTCGGCCCCGCGCAGGTCGACCATGCGGGCGTCGCCGCCGAGTTCGAAGTCGCCCGCGTAGGCGGTGAAGAGGACGTCCAGGGCCTTCATCAGGGTCGGGTCGATGCCGTCCTGCGGCTCCTGGCGCATCCTGGTGAACAGGCGGACGTTGAACACCAGCAGCGCGGACGACGAGTTCAGGCCGGATGAGCTCAGCGCGGGCTGGACGTGGTCGACCCACACGGCGGCGGTCAGGCCGGCGCCCGGGGCGTTCTCCGGTTCGTGCCCGTTGACCTGCTCGAAGAAGCCGCTGCCCAGGGCGTGGGAGACGATGCGGTCGAGGATGCTGTCGATGTCGAGTGCCATCACAGACCGCCCCGCGCGAAGATCGCCGCGAAGGTTCGGTCGGCCCGCTTCTCGACCCGCTCCGCGACCCGCCGGAACGTGCTGTAGCCCTTGAAGCGGGTCGTCTGGTTGCGGCTGGAGATGCCCTCCAGCCACGGCCCGTACACCACGCCGCCATCCGTGATGGCGATGCTGTCGCCAGACACCCGGTTCACCGTCACCCGGGACTCGTAGTAGCCCGTCGGGTGTCGCAGCACCTGGCCGAGCACGCGGTGCACCTCGCCCTCGGCCCAGTCCGCCAGCTCCTGTACCCCGGCCTGGGTGTAGCGGGTAACCAGCGCGGATGCCTGCCCGGTGAAGACCGGGCCGGCGGTGTTGACCGTGACTTCCATCAGACCGCCCTCATCCTGGCCTTGCGGCCGTGTGACGTGTATGCCTGCTCGCGCAGGGACTCGATGGAGAGCCCGTACTGGGTTTTGGCGATGGTTCCGCCACCGACCTGCCGTGCTGAGGAGCCGACGCCGGTGGTGCGCGCGTAGCCGGAGGACTGTTGCATCAGCGTCACCAGCGCCTCGGCGATGCACAGCGTCCGCACCGGGCCCGGCACCTCCCACCGGTAGACGGTGTCGCCTTGGCTGATAGTGGCCGCCGTCGTGCCCAGGGCGCCGCGGGTGACCGTCAGCCGCCGCAGTGCGTAGATCGCCGATCCGGTATGCGCTGCGGGCACCGACCCGTCCCACGCCCGCTTCACGGTCAGCTGGTTGCCGGCGATGTCGACGACCAGCATCCGCTCCGAGTCGAGTAGCAGCACCTCGCCCACCTCGAAGCCGGTGCCGTCGCTCACGGCCACGGAGACGCTCTTCTGCTGGGCGTCCAGCGGCGTCTGCAGGGTCTGGCCGGTGTCGGCCATCGACCGGCCGGTGACGAGCATCCGTTCGGAGCCGACCCGCAGGACTTGGCCGACGCCGATGCCGTCCGCAGGGCCGACCGTCAGCGTGGTGTCGGTGCTGCCGGCAGGGGCGGCTGCGGCCGCGGCCGCGGTGTCGGTGCTGTTGTAGCCCCACAGGCCGGTGATGGTGATGTCCCGCTGGGTGGTCTGGCCTCCGCCGAACGCGCTGTTGGTGCCGATGTTGAGCTCGACGCGGTTGTACGGCGGCCCGGAGCGGTTCGGCTCCAGGAACACGGTGGCCGGGTCGATGGTGACGCCGCCGGAGGAGATGGAGGTGAGGCTGATCAGCTCGGAGTCGTCCAGCCACAGCCGCCATGGCCGGGCGTACTGGCCCGGGTAGTCGAAGTACCGGGTGGCGATCTCGGGGTAGAAGCGCCGGTGGAGGAAGCCCTCGATCCACCTGCTGGCAGCCTCGATTGCCTGGTCGACGCGCCGGTCGGAGCGCGCCGTCTCGGCGTAGTCCAGGGCGCCCTTGACGTCCTCCCTGGTGGCGTACCAGACCCCCACTGGGCTTCCCCTCGGCTAGTCGGTTAGGGCAGCATCTAGCTGCCCACGTAGGTGCCGTCGGGGCGCCAGCCGTCCCATCGGCAGTACAGGCGGCCGTCGGGGCCGGTCAGGAGTGGCTCTCCGTCGTTCGGGCACGCGAGCGGCCCTTGCTGCTGCTCGGCTTCTCGGAGGGCGCGAGCTTCGACGAGGATGTCTCGGAGCTGCTGCCAGGAGATGACTCCTCCTCGGGGGTGTCGGGCGCGTCGGATTCGGGTTCGACGCTGGTGACAGTGGCGTCGTTGGTGGCACCGCCGTGGACGGTGATCTTCGGCATGGGGCCCTCCTCGGACCAGTTGGTGGAGCCGCACTGCGGGCACGCCGGCTGCCCCACCGCGCACGCGGCAGAGCAGTCGACGCAGAACCACAGGGCCATCAGGCCGCCGTCACAGAGGCGCCGTTGTCCAGCGGGATGTAGGTGATGCTCCACTTCACCGAGCCGGTGTCGGAGGCGTCGGTGACCAGGTCGATCGTGCCGATCGGCACCACGTACGGGTTGTGGGCCGGAAGCTGGCCGCCGCCACCACCGTTCTTCACGACCAGGGCGGACCCGGAGGTGCCGGGCAGGGTGATCAGAGACCCGATCTCCTTGGAGGTGACCGCGGTGTTCGCGGCGAGGTCGACGTCGGTTCCGGTGGTTGGGTTGGAAGTGACCTTCAGGTTTGTGGCGGTCGCGCCCGTGGCGGTGGTGACCTCGCCGACCAGGCCGGTCACGAGGACCCGGCCGCCCGACACGGTGAAGATCGCTGCCTGGGTGGTCTGCGGGAGCGTCGCAGTCGCCCGGTCGACCTTGGCGCCGACGAGAACGGTACGCAGCTGGTCGCTCTGGATGATGACGGACATGAGGTCACGCCCCCATCGCGGGCAGGTTCGCCGCGGCGCGCTGCGTCATGAGGTTGTGGGTGAGGGCGTTGACGGTGCCTGCTCCGGTCGAAGTGAGCTTCACGTACTTGTAGGTGTCGGACAGCGACGTGTTGAGCACCTCGACGACCATGGCGTTCTGTGTCGCGGCTGCGGCAGTCACCACAGTCGCAGCCGCAGCCTGGGTGCGGCGGGTCCACGTGTCGGTACCGTCCCCGGTGCAGGTGTGGTACTCGGTGACGATGGCGAGATTCTGCGCACCCGTACCGCCGGAGGTCTTGGCCTCCTGCAGCGTGTAGGTGTCGCCGGCGGCGCCGGAGAGGTAGCAGAGGAACGCGATGGCGCCCGCGTCCTTGAGGTTGATCCATACGCCGTCGGCAGCGGGGCTGGTATTGAAGCCTGCGCCGAGTCCCTTCTGGGCCATGCTGTTCTCCTGTCTTGGTTTCCTGCCGGGGCGACGCTGCCGGCCCGGTTGGGGGCCGACCCCGGGGCGTTACTGCCGGGGTCGGCCGGTCGCTGGATTACGGGCGGGACGCGAGCTCGACGAACGGCGAGAGGGTGTTGGAGCTGCCGTTCTTCGGGGTGATCGCGGACTTGAGCCACGGACGGCCGTCGACCCGCTGGATGATGCGGAACGCGGTCTGGTCGTTGGCGAACTTGTAGTCAGTGCTGGACGATGCGGTCATGGTCTGTCGGTCGCCGACCAGGTAGTACGACAGGTCGACGAAGGCGATGTCGCCTCGAGTCCCGAGCGCGCTGGCCTTCTCGGAGACGATGAGCGGCCGACCGAAGATGGTGACAGGGGCCGGGGCCGCGGCGTTGCTGACCATGACCGGGGCGCCGCCGGTGCCGACCGACAGGGCCATGGTCAGGAGCTCGGGGATGGCGTCCGGGGAGCACACCCACACGGCCCGGGAGAGGGACGACGGGAGCATGCGGGAGTACATCTTGACGATGTTCTCGATGACGATGGTGTTGTTGGCCTGGCCAGCCTCGGCCGCCACGGCGACGGAGGCGGAGTTGCCAGCGCCCAGGAATCCGAGCGGCTCGCCAACGCCGGTGCCGGTCATGAACGCGGCGTCCTCGTAGAACGCGAGAGCCTCGGGCCAGAGACGCTCGATGAGCGCGGAAAAGGAGCTGATCGAGTCCTGCAGGAGCTCATTCGGAACGACGCTCAGGCCGGTGAGCTTCTTGGCGTCCAACTCGGCGCGGCCGAACTTCGGGCTGGCGTCGTTGAGCGCGGCGCTCTCCTCGCCCCAGTAGGCGATCATGCCGCCAAACACGGAGGTGGCGTTGCTGGTGCTGTCGATGATCGGGAACGGCACCCGCGCCGAATCCATCGGTACGACAGTCGCCCGCGGCCGGACGAACGCCATCTCCAGTGCGATCTCCAGCAGCGAACTGCGAAGGACCTCGGGAACGAGGAACCCGCCGTCCGACGGAGACACCGACGAGGCGGCGTTCCGCAGCTCGGAGACCCTGGCGTAGTTCTCCGGGTTGCTGTTGAGGTGCCAGATCGTCTTGACGTAGTCGGTGGCGTTGCGGAATGACCCGTCGAGAACCGCGCCGGGAGCGGCGGGGTTGTGGGCGGTTGCCTGCCGGTGGCTGGTGAGCATGTTGCCAGCGGCCTTGGCCTGCGGGTTGAGGTTGAGGCGCTGGATGTCGTCGCGGCCGGCCTTCTGGTCGTTCTCGCGCAGGTAGTTGGCGAGCTGCTTCTGGGTTTCCTCGGCGACGAGCCGGTTCAGCTCGGTGCCATCGCCCTGCTGCTGCCGGGCGTAGGAGTCGATGAACTCGGTCAGAGCCTGCGGGCCTCCCTCCAGCACCTGCTTGGCGCGGGTGGGGTCGGCCAGCATCTCGGCGAGCTCGTCGCTGTTGCGCGGCGTGGTCACGGTGGTCACGCGTCCTCCTTGGACTGGTCGCCGCGCTCGGGCGACGTGGGCGTGGCGAAGTGGGCGGTGAGTGCCGCCCACGGGTCTGCGGGGGCCGCAGCGAAGTGGGCGACCATGTCGGCCCACGGGTCGGGCTCGGGGGTGAGGGCGATGAGCGGCTCGAGGGGCTCGGCCTCGGCAGGCTGTTCAGCGGCCGGAGGTTCGGCAGCCGGGGCCTCGTCCTGTACGGCGTCGGCCGGTTCGGGTTCGGCGGTGGGTGATCTGCCGAGCGCGTCGAGTGGGTTGGGGGCTGCGTCACGGCCGGCGTAGTTGAAGATCGACAGGTCCCAGGAAAGATCTTGGGGCGAGTTTGCTTCCGTGATCGAATGCACGGACGACACTTCATCCGCCAGACCGGCCACGACAGCCTCCTCAGCCGTGTACCAGGTCTCTGCCGTCATCCGGGCCCGCCACTCGGCGACGTCTCCTCCGGCCTTCGCCGCGTAGACGGAGGCGATGTTGTCGGACTGCAGGTCGAGGAGGTCGGCCATCTTCCGCATGTCTGCGGCGTTGCCGATCTCGATGGAGCTCGCCTCGTGGATCATCATCTGGGAGTTCGGGGCCATCACGACCCGGTCACCACCCATGGCGATCACCGAGGCGATGCTCGCGGCCAGCGAGTCGACGTAGGTGGTGACCGTGGCGGGGTGGCTGCGCAGGGCGTTCATGATGGCGATGCCATCGAAGATCTCTCCGCCCGGGGAGTTCAGGTGCAGCTCGATCTCGGAGGCGCGCACGCCGGCCAGGTCGCGAACGAAGTCGGCGGCGGTGACGCCCCAGTAGCCGATCTCGTCGTAGATGTGGACCACGGCCGGGCCGGTGCCCGCGTTGTTGCTGATGCGGTACCAGTCGTTGCGGCCCTGCCGGAGCTGTGCCCGTGGGCGTGCGGTCCGTAGCGTGCCGGGCAACGGCGGCCTCCTCTCGTCACTGAGAGGCTGCCTGCCAGGCGGTACGGGGTTTGTCGCTAGACCGGCTGGCCGGCGGGTGCCGGGCTGTTGGCGGGGCGCCCGTCGAAGGGGATGTCGGGCAGGCCGATGGCGGCCAGCGTCGCGGCCGGGTTGAAGCCGGCGCCGACCAGGGCGACCGCAGCAGTGGTCTTCGCGGTCAGCTCGGCGTTCTCGGCTTCCTCGTCGTCGGGGATCGGCGAGCAGTAGTCGAACTCCAGGCCGTCGCCGGTCGCGCCGAACATCGGCAGCAGGTCGTTGTTCAACGCCGCCTTGATGCGCACCAGCCGAGGCACCGTCAGGTAGGTGGCGAACCACAGGGCGGCGGCTTCGGCGGTGGCGCGGTTGACATCGGTAAGCTCGCCGATGGCGAACCCGGGGATACCGAACGCCTCGCGGATCACGTCCCGACTGACGGTGCGGAGCTCCGCGAACTGCATGTCACGCTGGCTGAACTTCCGGTCGACCCAGGTGCCTTGCTCGAGGAGCGCGACGCGGTGGGCAGCGGCAACGCCACGGTGCTGCTCGTTCCAGCGCATCCGCATCTCGTTGAACTCATCGTCGGACAGGCGCCGGTCGACTTGGATAATGCCGCCAGGCTCTGCGCTGTTGAGGAAGAAGTTGCGGTTCCACTCCGCGGAGTACCTGGTCGCGTCGAGGTCGGTGAGGATCGACTGCACCGGCCCCATGCCGCGGTACGGGTCGAGCGGGTTGGGCATCCGCAGGAAGATGACCTCGTCGGTGCGGAGCGGGATCTTCTCCCCGTCGGGGCTGGTGTAGACGTAGCCGGAGATGAAGCCGGCGGGCGACGGCACCGGGTCCATGCGGTCGGGACGAACGGGCCACATCTCCAGTGGGATCGGCGAACGGGGTGACCGCCCGATCACCCACCAGCCCTCACCGGTCAGATCGATGTGCTGCTGCGTGGACTCGGTGAACTCCTGCCTCGGCATCCACGGGTTGGGCTTGTTCCACAGGTCGAGGGCGGCGTGGCTGGTCACCTCGACGCGATCATGGTCCTCACCGCTCTTCGACTTGCGGTAGAGCTTCCAGTCGACCTGAGCGGTGGCGTTCGAGGTGCGGTTGATGATGCTGAACAGAGTGCCAACGCTGCCCATCGCAGCCATCTGGGCGGTGCGCCCGCCACTGCCGCCGAACAGGCCGCCGATGGTGCTGCTGGACGTGCGGGCAGACGTGAACGGGACCGGAGTGACGGTCTTCACGCTGTTGAGCAGGGAGCGGACGAACGACGGCACGGGGCTCCTCCTCAGCGGCGCGACAGCTTGTCAGCGATGACCATCTCAACGGAGATGCACGACACCCCGCCGCCGATGAAGCCGAGGGGCGGCCAGATGACCCACAGCCCGTACGAGAGCAGGATCAGGCCGACCACAACCAGGAGGACGCGCAGGACAGGGAGGAGCGGAACCAGCCGCTGGCCCGGGGTCACAGCCGCCTCAACCTGGGCCGGGATCCGAGGTCGCGTTCGGCAACCATGTACCGCATGGCGTCCATGCCGTGGTCGTCCTGCTTCACTGGCTGCTCCTTCGGTTGGCCACCCGGCTTCGGAGGCTCCCACACGTACCCGACGGCCTCCTCCTCGGTGCAGGTCGGCTTCTTGGCCTCGGCCAGAGCGGCGTCCGGGTCGACGCGCGCGCCTTCGCAGAGGTACAGCCGCGGTTTGCCGTCGCCAGCGGGGCGTAGGCGGGACTGGGCTGATTGGATGCCGTCCTTGACGGTCTTGTGGGCGGCACTGGTGCCCATGCCGAGGTGGCGTTCAAGGGTGGCGCGGTCTTCGGCGTCGTGGTCGCAGATGATGGCGCGGGGCCGGGGGCTGGTCCACTGTCCGTCGGGGGCGACGAGCGCGAGGATGTCGCGGGCGTGGTCCTCGACCAGGCGCTTCGTCCGGTAGATCTCGCGGTAGAGGTACAGCCGGCCGTCGGGGTCTTCGGCCCATTCCTGCCAGACGAACGGGTTGGTGTAGCCGAAGTCGATGCACCACCAGCGGGTCCACTCGGGCCGCACCGCGTCTTGCTTGACGACGTGCAGGGCTGGGTTGAACTCCTCATAGACGAGTCCTTCGGCGGCGGCCCAGATGCCGTCTCGGAGACGCAGGCGGCGGACGCCGGTGAGTGCGTCGAGCTTGGCCATGTAGTCGGTGCCGGCGCGGGTGAGGGTGCCGTCGGCGTTGACGTAGGCGGGGTTGTCGCGGTGCAACGAGGTGAGGAGCGTGAGCTGGCCGGCGTTGGCTCGCTGCTTGATCCAGTGGGTGGGGTGGACGGGGTTGCAGGCGGCGATCTGCTGCTGCCAGGAGAGGACGCCGTTGCGGAGTCGGGTGCCGAGGGTCTCCCAGTCGGTGATGGTGATCTCGGTGGCTTCGTCCACGAAGATCAGGTCGTACTCGGAGCTGAGCACCTTCTCGGGCTTGTCCAGGCCGCCGACGTTGATGGTGGAGCCGTTGCTGTACCGGTAGCTGGGGGCCTCCCGGGCGCTGCCGCCGAACCAGGTGACGACACCGGCAGCCAAGGCTGCGGCGGCGACCTTCTTCTCGAAGCTGACCAGGGTGGTGGAGCCCAGCGAGACACCGGTCTTGCGAGCGATCAGGCAACGGATGCCCGGGGTGGAGAGCGCGGCAAGGTGGACGCGGAACAGACACGCCAAGCTCTTGCCGGTGCCCGCCGCCCCGGCCATGACGACCTCGGAGTCCCGGCTGTGGAACAGCTGCCGAGCAGCGCCGCGCGGCTCATACCGGACGACGGCGCCGCTCATAGGGCCCGGAGCCGGCTCAACAGGGCGCGAAGGTCGTCGTCGCTGAGGGGATCGGTGTGAATGTGGATTGGCGGCCTGCTGCGGCGCAACGCCTCGACCGTGTCTGCGTCGAGCACCTCTCCGAGGGTGCAGGCGACGTCCTCGCCGACGACTGGCCAGCCGTCGCTGGTCATCGCAGTGTCTCCGGGTCGATGCCGACGACTTCGTACGTCAGGCCGCCGCTGACCTGGGTCTTGGCGGGCTGGTCGAGGCCGAGGAGGCGGCGGCGGGACTCGCCGTTGCGGCGCCGCTGCTCGTCGATGCGGGTCAACCGGTCGACGCACTTCAACAGGAACTCGTCGTCCGGAACGGTGGCGCCGTCGTCGGTGGTGACGACCTTGCCCTGCGAGACGGTGGCGTGCTCGCGCCCCATCGCGGCTTCGACCTCGCCGTACAGGGAGTTGAGGCGGACGAGCTCGGCGTCGAGGCGGTCGAGCTCGAACTGCACCGCGGCTTCGGCAGACTCCTGCACGACGGCGGCCATGGCCGTCCGGACGTCGTCGAACGCCGTCTTCACGTTGTAGAGGGCGCTGGCCGAGCCTTCGTCGGCCATCGCCGCGGCGATCTTGCGGTAGCTGAGGCCCTGAGATCGGAGCTCGGCGGCCCGGGCCTGGCGTTCCGCGCCTTCGAGGGTGCGGAGGTAGCGGCCGTCACCGCCTCGAACCCGCTGCTGGTCTGTCATGGCTTCCCCTTTCGCTGCCGACGGTAGGAGCGGGGCGGTACAGGCCAGCCCCCGGCTGGAGCTAGGGCCGGGGGCTGGGCGGGTGCAGCTCAGCGGGCCGGGGGTTGGGGGTGGCCGGCTGCTGTTCGGCGCGCGGCGAAAGGGGGGTTAGGCCGCGGGCCGGGCTGCTGAGGGGAGGTTGGCAGTGGGGCGGGACAGGTCACGGTTCGGGCGCGGGCCTGCCGCCGGCGGGCGCGGGCTGGGATGCTGCCGGGCATGGCGAAGCTATCTCGGGTGTTGCGGTGGTTGGGCGTGCTGTTCGTGCTGGCCGCGGGTGTGCAGGCGTTCACGTCGGCGGGCGACGGCTGCGGGTCGGTGGTGCAGCCGGACCCGCTGCGCTCGAAGGCGGCGTGCGAGGTTCCGTTGGCGGATCAGCGGGAGACGGTGTGGCTGTTGGGCGGCGTGGGTGTGGTGTTGGGTGCGGCTGGCCAGGTGGTGAACTGGCGTCAGCGCCGGGCCCGGGCGTGAGGAAGCCCCCGAAGCCTCGCCGCTCCGGGGGCCAGGGAGCCCTCACCCGATCCCACCTCCGCGCACCACAGTGCTGCGGCCTACCAGCAGAGTGACAGGCGGCCGGAACGGCGAAGGGCCGCTGCCCGTCGGCATCGGCCCTTCTCACCACTCGCCCTTTAGGCAGCCTGGTGGTGGTTGGCGCCTCGGCTGCCCCACGTCTCAGGTGTTGGGCGTGCTGCAACTCTATCCGTTCCGGCGTCCACCGATATGGATCGTGTCGTGGCGGGCCCATTCGCTGGTCTCGTGCTCTCGGTGATCAACCCGGATTTCAGTAACTGCGGACGAGCCATTCTCGACCGCGTCTCGCCAATGACGGACCATGCGGTAAGCGTCATGCTCGGACTTGTGCACCGAACGCATTGGAGCGTGCGGCGTGTTCGCCTCCACGGCCCAGAGCTTCGGCTTGTGGGTCACGGTCGCCATTCCTCGCGGTAGTCGGGGTGCTCGGCGTACGGCAGGGCCAGCAGCTTGACGGCTCCGTATAGGGCGAGGACGGCGCCAGCGGACGCGAGGTCGTCCGGGTGGGTGCGGCGGCCTTCCCGCGCTCGCTCGTACTGAGCGATGATGCGCCGCTTGGCGTCGACCTCGGCCAGTACCCGCGCCGGGTCGTGGCGGGCCCAGTGCTCGGTGAGCCCGGGCTTCAACGGGATCGGCAGGTTGCGGCCGTCCGTCGTGGCAGTGGCACGCGCTAGGACGTGGCCGTTGATGGTGCGAAGAACGTCCCGCCCGTCGGCCGCCCACTGCCCATCCCACGGCGCACTGTTGTCGTCTACCGCTCGCGCCACCTGCTCGTCCTCGGCGAGGCGTGCGCGCAAGAACGCCACCAGGTCAGCGGTCATCACCCATCCCCTTAGCGAGCTGGTCAAGCGCGTCTGCCGCGTCGCCTTCCCTGGTGAACAGCTGAGCAGCGGCCCCCCAGTTGTCGATCAGAAACGCTGCCGACTCCTCGACTAGCAGGCCGTCAGCGGACAGCATGAGCAGTTGAACGGCGTCTCGGCGGTCCAGGGCCCCGCCATCCACCGCAGAGCCGAGGCTCTCAACGTCATCGACCAGCGCCATAGTTCATCCTCTCTCGGCTGGCGGGATGACCTTCTGCTTGACGTCGGTCACCTGATCCACGTCCGCCCCGGCCTCCGTCGCCAGGCGGTAGAGCATGCTCTTCGTCAACATGTCCACGGCTTCCGGTTCGGCCATCATCGCCGGATCGATCTTGTCGGCCCGGCTGTAGCTGCGGCCGTTGATCGTGGCCTTCGTCAGGATGGTGTAGCAGTCGGGGTGCTCGGTGAACCTTTGCAGGTCGCTCATGGGTTCATCCTCTCGCAGGAGTTGCCAGGTCAGCAGCCATCTCGTGTTTCGCCGTAGTAGCCGTCCAGTTGGAGGTTCAGTTCCGCAAGATCGGGGTGCTCGGCCACGTCACGTTTCTCGGCATCCGTGAGCGCCGCCGCAAACTTGCGCATCGCCTCACCGGTTTCCGCCGCAGTAGCGTTCAACTCCTCGCGCGCTGCCAGAAACTTGAACCACTTGGCTCGAAGGCGGTGAATCCTTGCGGCGGCCTCGGCACGTTCCTCAGGCGTCATGGGCTTATCCTCTCGCAGTGCGGCTGCCCCGTGTACCTGCACGGGGCAGCCGGTTGGTTCAGATCGCGGCGAGCACGGCGGCCGCCGCGAGGGCGATGACGGCGGCGATGGTGAGGTCGGTGGCCCGCTGTAAGGCCGTCATCTTGCGGACGGCGAGCTGGGACAGGGTGATCAGGCAGGCGTCGCGCCGGTCGTCGGCGAGCGCGTCCCGCAGTTGGTCGGGCCGGAGCGTGGCCCAGTGCGGGAAGCTGGCCCGGTCCTGGCCGCCGAGGCGGGGCCGGATGACGAGCACGGAGGCGACCAGTGCGGCGGCCAGCAGCAGTCCGGCGATCGCGGTGCTGATGGGCTCTGCGCGGCCGCTGGCGGTGATGATGCCGGCCGCGGCGGCGAGGATCCCGCCGCCGGAGAGTAGCGCGCTGGCCTTGGCATCGGTGCGGGCCATCTCGCTGGCGACGGTGGCCAGCGCCTGGTCGAGCGCCCGGTCGGGGATGGGATCGGTGGTGGTGTCGGCCGGCGTGGTGTTGGTGGTGTCGGGCTGGGTGGTCATCAGGGTCTCCTCACGAGGCCGCCCCGCACGGTCGGTGCGGGGCGGCGGGTTGGTGGGCGGTCAGGCGTTGATGCCGCGGCGGCGTTCCCACTCGCTGGTGCAGTCGCGGACGAGGCCGCGGGTCACGGGGTCGCGGTCGGTCTCGTTCTGCTGGATCGCGTCGGCGAGTTCGTCGTCGGTGAACTCGGCGATGATCTTGTTCGGCCAGGCGTAGGTCATGGCGGGTGCCTCTCGGTGTCGGTGGGCCAGGTGGTGTCAGCGGTCGATGACGTCGCGGTGGAGGTCGCGGTGGAGGACGGCCACGTCGTAGTCCTCGAGGTTCAAGACCGCGGCGAGGGCGTGGGCGACGGTGGGTGCGCGGTGGCGTCCGCCGGCGCAGCCGACGGCGATGGTGAGGTCGTGCTGGTCGGAGCCGGGGCCCATCTCGTAGCAGACGGCGAGGCGGGCGGTCGCGTCGATGAGTTCGGCGATGCCGCCGGTTTCGAGGACGGCGTCGCGGACGGGCTGGTCTTCGGCGGTGAGGTAGCGCAGGGCGGGGTCGACGTGGGGGTCGCGGAAGTGCCAGCGGAGGTCGAGGGTGATGTGCGCGGCGGGCGGCTCGGCGTGGCCGTAGCCGAACGAGGTGATGGTGATCTTCATCGGGTCTCCTGGGTGTAGCCGGGTCTGGTGGACGGTCAGGCAGCGGTGTGGACGACGATTGTCCGGGCCGGGTTGTCGGGGTCGGGGCGGGTGATGAACCCCTCTCCGCCGCCCACCTGTGGGGCGTTGTTGGCGTTGTTGTTGTTGCTCTGACCTGCGGCAACAACGCTCCCAGGGGCGGCCCCTGAGGGGGAGGGGAGCGGGGGTACGTCGTCGCGGTGGATGCCCTCCACGCTGACGCCCTCCACCCGCACCCCGCCGCGCACCCTCACACCGGCCTCGCCCAGGAGGGCCTTGACGGCCTTCCCGGAGCGCTTCCAGAGGGGGTGCTGGGCGGCCAGGTGGGCGGTCACCGCGGTGAGTGCGACGTGGCCGCCGGCGGCCCCCAGGAGGACCACCGCGAGGCGGGCGTCAGCAGGGGTCGGGGATGGCTCCTGGCGGGGCGTCGGGGCAGTTTCCTCCCAGTCCTCCTCAACGTCGGGGCCCGAGCCCTCCCTGCGGGCCGGGGCGGGAGGTCCGGCCGGGGCCTGCTCGGCGTCCTTGCCGGGGGCGGGGGCGTGGATGAGGGCGGCGATCCACCAGACCCCGATGGCCAGGCCGACGCCGGGCCCGATCCAGGGACGGGCGAGCGACCAGATCAGCGGGCCGCCGACGACCAGCAGCAGCGCCGCCGCCCCGGCGGTGTCCTTGAGCTTCTCCCGACCGGCGGCGCGGGCGGCCTTGTCCTGCTCCAGCTGGACCTCGCGGGCCGCGATCTGCCCGGCCTCCTGCGCCTGGACGAGGGCGGCGCGCTTGACCGGGTCGGTCTCGGCGATGAGCTTCTTGGCGAACGCGACCTCGGCCGCCTCGGCGGCCTCGGCGAGGATCCGCTCGCGCTTGGCCTTGAGCTCGGCGGCTTCGGCCCGGCGCTGGCGCTGGGGGGCCGTCAGCTTGCGGACCAGCACGGGCGTGCCGGTGCACAGGCCGGTGACCGGCCACAGCAGGGTGGCCCGCAGGCCCTCGGTCGGGATGATCTTCTCCATGGCGGTCAGCCCAGGAACGAGGTGAACAGGCCGGTGAGGATGCTCGCGGGGAGCGCCCACAGCCCGCCGGCGGCGGCGAACAGGGACGGCGCGATCGCCCCGCACAGCGAGTCCTTCCAGGCCCGGGGCTTGAGCCCGAACACCGCGATGGTCAGCACGGCCGCCGTCGCGCCGGTCTTCCACTCGCCCAAGGCGGCGTTGCCCTGCAACGAGGTGCTGAGCTGCTGGCCGATCCCGGCAAGCTGCTGGAAGGCGGTGCCCGCGTTCGCGGCCAGCAGGCCGACGCCGAACGCCCAGTACGGCACGTGGTCCGGGTCGACCTTGATCTTGTTCTTCCCGCGGATGCCGACGTACAGGTAGAAGGTCGTGACGGTGGCGGCGCCGCCGGAGCCGAGGGCGATGAGGCTGCTCATGGTGGGTCTCCTGAGGGGTCGTCAGTGCTGGGGAAGGTGGGTGAGGAAGGCAAGGAGGGGGGCGATGCCGGTGGCGACGGCCAGGCCGGAGGCGACCGGGACGCGCAGCGCGAGCATCAGGGCCAGGGCCCAGCCGCGGGCCTCGCTGACGCGCAGTCGGCCGCCGTCGCGGGTGTAGAGGTCGAGAACGAGGCCGGACCCGGCCGCGAGCAGGCCCACCAGCGGGCCGCCGGGGGTGAGCACCTGGACCAGGTGGACGGCGTAGCCGCCGGTGGCGCTGATCGCGGTGAACAGGCACCAGAGCCGGAAGCGCTTGGTGCGGTCGGACGGCCCGGCCTCGCGGGCGGCCCGGCGGCGCTGGCGGCGGGCCCGGACGCGGGCCTCGTGCTGGTCGGCGAGCTGCTGCTGGCGGTGGCGGCGGGTGCGCTGCTCGGGGGTCTCCCCTGCGGCGGCCAGGCGGGCGTCCTCGTGGGCGCGGGAGCGGGCCTTGGCCAGCTCCGCTTCGGCGCGCTTGCGGGCGGTGCGCTCCTCGGGGCTCTCGCCGATCCGGTCGGCGAGCAGGTCGACCATGCCCACCAGGTCCTCGCGGTGCGAGGTGGCCGGGGTGAGGACGTCCTCGATGCGGTGGCGCTCGGCGCGCTGCACCGGGGTCTCCCCGGCCGCCTTGAACGCGGCGTCGCGCTGGGCGCGCTGGGAGCTGATCAGCGACTCGTACTCGACCTGCTGGCGGGCGGCGCGCTGGGCTTCGGTCTCGGTCAGCAGCTGGCCGATCTGGTCGCCCACCTGACTGGCGATCGCGGTCGCCTGCTCGGCGAAGAGCTTCCCGGCCGGGGCCCAGAACGCCGAGGCAACCTGTTCGACCGACGGCGCCGGCGCATACAGCGGCATGGGCGGGGCGATCGGCGCCACCGAGCCGCCGCGCCACCACTGCTGACCCGGCGTTGGGTCGGTGGCGTCGGCGGACGGCGGGTACGGGGGCGGGGGCGGGGCGGTCACCGCGACCGCCGGATGGCGCCGCGAACGAACAGCCAGGACAGGACGACCATCCCGGCCCCGTCGCCCAGGATGAGCAGCGTGACGATTAGGTCCATCGGATACTCCCAGGTCGGAGGAGGTGCGCACCCTGGGGGTGCGGGGTGCGCACCAGGGGGTCAGGGCGAGGAGGGGCGGCCGAACGGCCAGCCACGGGCGGGCTTCGGTGAGGTGTCGAACACCTCGCCCGTGCGGGAGTCGTTGGTCGGCGCCGCCTTCTTCGTGGCGCTCTCGTAGGCCCGGTCGTAGAACTCGTCGGAGCCGCCGGGTCGGGCGCCCTGCTGCTCGGCGTTGCGTGTCCACCAACTCATCGGGCGCCCCCCGCAGTACCGGTAACCGCGAGGACGTTGCCGTCGATCTCGGCCAGCAGGTAGTAGGTGACCGATCCGGGGCCGGACGAGGGTCCATCGGTGGTGCGCATGGAGTGGCACCAGTCGGAGCGGGCGACCTGGGCGAGGCTGATTGGTTCGGCTGCGGTGAAGCCGGCCCGGTTCTTCTGGGCGGTGCCGATGATGGGCAGGGTGACTGCCGTGGTGGCGCTCATGCGTAGCCGCCGTTTCCGTGGCGGCGCTCGTACTCAGCCTGCTGCTGCTCGGCTTCCGCCGCGGCCTGCTTGCGGGCTTTGGAGAGGCGGTGTCGGACGTAGGCGGTGTCGGTGGCGATGCCCTGCCTGGCGAGGGCGGATGCGACGGATGCGGCGGGCGTATTCAGTCCGCCGAGGTGCTGGGCCATGGCGGTGATCGCGTCGGCTTTGGAAAGGCCGGTGACCTGCGGCGCATTCGGTGCCGCATTCGGGCGCATCTGGGCGTCGAGAGCAGGGGTCTGGGCGGCGGCCGGGCGCGGGACGCGGTCAAGGGTGACGGTGGGTACGGCGGCTTCGCCGAGGATGAGCGCGACGTCGAGGGTGCTGACAGCAATGCCGTAGGCGGTGAGCATCTCGGCGAGTTCGGCATGGCTCATGCGGGGGTGTGAGGAGGCGGCGATCTCGATGGCGTCGGCGGGGTCCATGGCAGCGAACTCGGCGCGGAGCCGGGCGCGATGGTCGATGCGCTTCGCGGTGGATGCGGGCTGATGCGCGGGGGATGCGCCGCTGGTCACGTGGGCGACGGCGCGCCCCTTCACGGCACCGGCGGCTTCGTTGGAAGCGAGCAGCCAGCCCCAGAGGCCGAAGGCGGGCAGGCGGAATGCGGCTTCGCCGCGGGCGGCTCGGGCCTGGGCGCGCTCGGCGTTCCAGGAGAGCGCGGAGACGATGAGGAGTCCGACGGCCGGGGAGGCGTACAGCACTTCGGCGGGGTGGCCGCCGTGGCTGATGTCGGCGTGGACGAGGTTGAGGTAGACGGAGACGCTGGCCATGCCGAGGGTGGCGATGATGCTGGGGGCGGCGGTGCGGCCGGCGCGGATGGCGTCGGAGGCGGAGCGCAGGCAGAGGTAGGCGACGCCGTCGAAGACGAGGCCGGCGCCGAGGGCGAGGCCGCGGGGGACGTCGTAGTGGCGGGCGACGACGTAGAGGCTCCAGCCGGCCATGCAGGCTGCGGCGAGCCGGATGAGGCCCATGACGGCGTGGCGGGCGATCGCGGCGACGATGGTGCGGCCGTTGGCGAGCCAGGTTCCGCCGGGGGGCGGGGCGGTAGTGTTCGTGCTGGCCATTGGAGGTGTTGCTCCTGTGGTCGGCGGGTCCGGTGAGCGTTGATGCCGCAGGTGTTCGAGCACCTGTGGGCGGAGCTCCCGGGCCCGTTCTCGTTTGTGGGGTCAGGCGGCGAGGCCGAGGCGGGCGGCGAGGGCCTGCTTGGCGGCCTTGTTCTTCGGGGCGACGGGCCGGTAGGCGGTGACGGCGGCGGCGAACTCCGCAGCGGTGTACCGGTAGACGCGGACCGGCAGGCCGGGGGCGTGGGTGGCGGTGAAGGTCCAGCCGGGGCGCCCGTTGAGGCCGAGGCTCTTGGCCTTGCTGCGGAGCGCGCCGCCGACACCGCCGGCGTCGACGGGGTCCAGGCCGGCGGTTCGGCAGTGGCTGGACATGGTGTGGAGGTTGGGGTTCTTGGCGGCTGCGCGGCGCTCGGCGATGATGCGGCGGGCTTTGCGGTAGCTGGCGTTCATGGTGGGCTCCCCAATCCTTTGCGCCAACTTTCTTGGCACTTCCAGTATGGGGTAGGTCGACATCCGAGTGCAACATAGTTGGCAGATATTCTCGAACTCGTCCGCCTAGTCAGTTGGCACCAAGCCATGGGAGCATGCACACCATGACCAGCAAGCCGGACCAGCAGGAGACAAGCGCATGGCTCAAGAAGCTCGACCGGGCCACCGCCGCCCACGACAAGACCCGCATCGCACTCGAGGAAGTCATCACTGACGCCCGATCCGCCGGCGTCCCGCTCATGACGATCGCGAAGCACACGCCGTTCAGCCGCGAATGGGCCAGGAAGATCGCGGACCGAATCGACGCCGAGCGGGCCGCAAGGGCCGCCGCCGCCAACTAGCCCCGCCAATACTGCGAGCCGCCCGGCGCGTGCCGGACGGCCCTTCGTGCTGCCCGCGCCCAGTCAGTCGTACATCACCGGCAGCGGCACCCCGGCCCGACGGTGCGCCTGCCGCACCGCATCCCACTGGATCCCCAACCGGACGGCGATGCCCTCTCGGGACAGCCCCTCGAGGACCAGCTCCGCTGTGTCTTCGACGACGGCCTGCACCCGGGACACGGTGCCGCCCAGGTCTGGCTGCGCGCTGGGGTCGTCGATGTGGTCCCACGCCGCGGCCGGCGACCAGCCGTACGAGGCGGCGAGGGTGCGGGCCTTCGCGGCGGCTGCGGCGGTGACGTGCTGCTCGGCCTGTCGATCCCACCACTCGAGGTACAGCTGCCCTACCCGGACGGCGACGTGCACGGCGACCCGCCCGTATCGGGCGTGCAGCAGGTCGTGCACCTGGCCGCGCGGCATGCCGAGGCGGACGGCGATGATCGCGGGCGGGTAGCCCTGGACGACGAGGGCGCGCAGTCGGCGGCAGGTTCCGGCGGCGGGGAGCGTCGCGGTGCAGCCTGCGGTGTCGCTGCCTGCGGGGGCTGTCACCTCGAGGATGCGCTGTTCGACGGCGCGGGTGATGGGGCCGTGGTGGCGGGCGATGCGGTAGATGGTGGGGGCGCTGACGTGGGCGGCGGCGGCGATGTGTTGGTCTCGCATGCCGTTGCGGCGGAGGTGGTGGATGTGGTGGGCGGCCCGGTCGGGGGTGACTGTGGCGGTGTGGCCGAGGGTGCGAGCGTAGCGGGCGTGCTTGGTGGTCACGGTGGTCTCCGGTGGTACGAGGGTATGGTGATCGCACCGTGTGGGGCGTCCCTGGCTGGCAGGCTGTGGGGACGCCCCTGCTGCGTGTCTGGGGTTATGCGGCGGGCTGGTAGTTGGCGAGGTCGGGGAGGTCGTCGATGGGCTTCCACCGTCCTCGGCGGAGCATGTGGCGGCGGGTGTCGTGGTCGGGCCAGTCGTCTGCCTGGTCGGCGAGCCACTCGTCGGCGTCGGCCTGCTCGGCCCAGTGGGCGTGGGCCTCGTCGAGGGCGGTCACTGCAGGGCTTCGCGGATGCTGATCGCCGCATCCATCGCCGCGTCGTAGTAGCCGCCATAGCCGGGTTGGGCTTCGAACCGGTCGGCGATCTTGGCCACTTCCGCGAGTCGGTCGTGGAGGTCGGCGGCCTTGGCTGCCTGCTGTTGGAGCTGGGCGATGCTGGCGCGCAGCTGCTCGGCCTCCACAGCGCTGGCGACGCCGCGGCAGGCGCGGTCGACGAGGACGGTCAGCTGGTCGGCGGTCACTGGTGGGCTCCCTTCCCGCCCTTGCCGCTGTACCAGGGCAGTGCGAGGCCGTCGTTCGTCGCGCGGGGCACGAGGTGCAGGTGGAGGTGGAAGACGGACTGTGTGGCTTCGCGGCCGCGCGAGGTGATGATGTTGGACGGCCCCTTGTCGCGGGCGAGTTCGGCGGCGCGCGCCATGGTGGCGGCGGTGACGATCGGGTCGGTGGTGAAGTCGACGACGTGGGCGTTCGGGATGATCAGCGTGTGTCCGTCGACGACGGGGTTGAGCGGGACGATTGCGAGGGCGTCGGTCCAGCAGCGGACGACGGTTGCGGGGGCCTTGCCCTGTGTGATCTGGCAGAAGATGCAGGTGGCGGGGTGGTTATCGGTCACGGCTGCTCCAGGTGTTCGTTGCAGGTCCAGCTGCCGTCGGGCCCGAGTTGCCATCCGCGGTTGACGGCGTCTTGGGCGAGCATCTGCGGTGCGGTGGTGGGCAGGCCGAAGCGGAGCGGTCGCCGAGGTCGTTCCAGTCGGGCATGGGGCGGCCATCGTGGGTGAGGCCGCCGGTTGCGGTGGCGTAGGCGGTGTAGGCGAGTTGGGCGGGCGTCTTGGGCGTGGGCTGGTCGGACATGGCGTGCTCCTTTCGGGTTGGCCGCCCCTTCGCGGGGCGGCTGGCGGGTGGTCAGGTCGACGTGGTCCCCGTGATCGCGGCGATGGCAGCCCGCTTGGGGGCTTCGCGGCGCCACGACCCGTGGGAGTGGTCAGGGGTCGGGTTGTATCCGCATCGGCCGTCGACCAGGGTCCAGCCGAAGGTGAGGCCGTCCTCGGTGCGGGCCTTCCAGGTCCATCCGGCGAGTTGGCCGTCGTGGTCGAAGGGGATGGCGTCGGTGATGGGGTGTCCGTTTGCGGCGCGGAGTCGGCGGGCGTGGGCTGTGGCTGCTGCGGCGGTGGTGATGCGGGCCATCGGTGGCTCCTTGGTGGCGGGTGGTCAGGTGGTCGGCCGGGACGCGGTGGCGGGTGGTCCCTGCGGGCAGAGCGCGCGGTGCTCGGCGACGAGCTGGCCGAACGCCTCCGGGTCGGTGCTGGTAGCGGTGACGGTGGCGCCGCAGCGGTAGCAGTGGAACTCCGCGGCGTCGAACCCGCTGGGCTGGGCGGGCGCGCTCACCGGGCGGCCGCCTGACACGGCCACGGTTCGGCGTGCGTGCAGTACTCCCACTCGCTGGCCTCGAACTCGGAGTGCTCCTCGCAGACCTGCTCCTCGCTGACGTGCGAGCAGCGGGTGATGCCGGTGGGCTCGCCGTCCTCGGTGAACAGCTCGTGGCAGTCGCCGTCGAGGCAGTCGACCGGGCCCCGGTACACGGTGGTCGGGATGCACGGGGCGGGCGGGTCGAGGGCGATGAGCGGGGCGAGCTCGTCGGTGTCGGTCATCGGTCATGCCTCCGTCTCAGTGGTGCCATTCGGGGTGCGGATCCACGTCTCCAGTGCGGTGGCGTAAGCCCGTTGCGCGCGGTCGGCGGACCGGCGGGCGTCCTCGGCGGCGTCGCGGTGCGCGATCACCTCGGGCGCGTGCTGGCGGATCGCGTCGAGGAACCACGGCATCTCGAAGGTGGCGAGCTTCGCGCCGGTGCGCTTCTTCCGGCCGTCGAGGCAGATCAGGAGGAAGGCGCGAGTGCCTTCAGGGGTGGTGAGGTCCACGGGGTCATGCCTCCTGGCCGGTGCGGGTGTCCGCCTGCTGCTCGTCGGCGGCCGGGTGGACCGTGTACCGGCCGTCCCGGCAGCGGATGGTGTCGCCGTACCGGGCGACCAGCCGGGGCAGGCCGTGGTGCTCGCGGATCGTCAGCCCGACGACGCGCGGCCGGTCCGAGTCCGCGTCCCACTCGGTGTACGGCTTGGACGGTTCGATCAGCTCGTACAGCTCCCACAGGGTCTGGGCCGTGAGGGTCCACTCGGTGTGGCCGGTGTCGGCGCAGACGAGGCACGCGGGCCGGTCGCCGGCGTCGCTGGTCCAGGTGGGCACGACACGGGTGCGGAGGCGGGCGGTGTCGAGGGCCCGGCAGGCGGGGTCGAGATGGTAGGAGGCGGAGGTGGGGATGACCAGCGCGGTGGTGGGCATCGTCAGGCCTCCTGGCTGGTGCGGGCGGCGAGCATCTTCGCGGCGGCGGCGCGCAAGGTGGCGACGGCCCAGTCGACGCCCGCGCTGAAGTCGGCGTCGCGGTCGGGGTTGGCGAGTTCGAGGACGTGCGCGGACAGGCCGGTCTGCTCGGCGAGCACCGCGGTGATCGCCGCGTCCGCAGTGGCGTATTCGACGCCGGCGGCGTCCAGCAGGGCTGCGAGCTTCTGGCGGGCGGAGGGCTGGCGGTCGGTCATCGGGATCAGTGCTCCTGGGTGTCGGTGCGGGTGATGGCGTCGAGGATCTGCTCGCGGGTGGCTGCGATCAGCTGGCCGTCGTTCGCGGTCGGCAGCGTGGCGACCCGGGCCCGGGCGGCGGCGAGCATCGGCTGCTCGGCGGAGACGGTCACCGCCGAGATCTGGCGGACCTCGGTGCACGCCGGGCAGGTGCAGGCGGAGCAGTGCCCGCAGAAGTCGTCCTCGCACACGTCGCACACGTACTCGGGCTCGGCGGCGGTCGGGGCGGGGGCCTCCTGGCCGGTGCGGGCGGCGCGGTACTCGGCGAGGTCCGTGGGGTGCAGCGGTCCGTCTAGCAGCGGGCCGACCATGCCGACGATGCCGGCCGGGTCCTGCTGGATGTCGATCGGCGCGAGGACCTGCTCGATCAGCCACAGCCGGGCGCGCAGGGCCTCGGTCGCCGTGGCGGCCTCGGTGAGCACCTGGTCGCGGTGCTTGCTCTGGTCGACGGGGAGCATGGCGTCGAGCATCGCCCGGATCTCGGCGGCGTCCCGCGCGGTCAGGTCGGCCGAGATCAGCTCGGTGACGCCGGAGTTGTAGTGCTTCGGGCCGGCGATCCGGTAGCCGTGGCCGCGGCCGTTCTCGTCGGTCTGCGACAGGACGATCTGGGTGCGGTTCTCGGCGTGGGTGCGGTAGGCGGCGATGGTGATGCGGCCGGTCACGGTGTGCTCCTGGGGTGTGGTCTGGTGGGGTCGCGGGTGGCGGCCCCGGGGCGGTCAGGCGGCGGCGGCGGCGAACAGGTCGAGCTGGCGGGGAGCCAGCGGGCGGGTGAGGATCCGGGACCGCCAGCGCATCGCCCACTCGGGGCAGTTCGCGCAGTTGCGGTGCGGGTGGCCGGGGATCGGCTGGTGGCGGCGGGCGTCCATGGACCAGGCCATGGAGTCGGCGGAGGTGAGGTCGGCGCCGTATTCGGCGAGGCCGAGGGTTTTGACGCCGAAGCCGTGCAGGCGCAGGCCTTGGTCGGCGAAGTGGCGGACGATCTGGGTGATTTCGTCGGTGGCTTGGCGGCGGCAGACGGAGCCGAGGCCGACGACGGGTTCGGTGGCGAGGTTGATGCCGGCGGCCGTGTACAGGTCGGCGCAGTGCTGGTAGTCGTCGAGGGCCCAGCCTTGGAGGACGGGGATGAAGGGCAGGTCGGGGGCGATGGCGCGGAGGTGGAGGAGGTTGTCGACGGTCCGGCGCTGGTGTTCACGGATAGTCAGGCCGGTGCCGGCGAAGGTGAGGGGGCCGTGCTGTCCGCCGGCGATGACCCACGGCTCGCACATCCAGTCCATCGGGGCGGCCCAATCCAGCTGCCCGATCTCGTCTTGGTAGCGGCGTACCTCGGTGGCGTACTGCTCGGGGGTGATGGTCCACCGGCCGTGCTGCATGAGCTCGGTGAAGCCGCCGGAGTCGAGCGCCCACGGGGCGGCGGCGCGCGGGAAGGTCTTGCGGTTCTTCAGGCGGTTGCGGGAGATGAACAGCGGCACGGCCGCGGTGGCCAGCCAGTTCGACATGTGCGTGCCGAGGTAGAACTTCACGCTGTCACCGCCCGTCCGCGCCGCCAGAGCGCGATGGCGGTGACTGCAGCGATGGTCATCCAGGTCTTGCCGAGGAGTTGGCCGGTGAGGTGGTCGAGCGATCCGAACGCGAGCCACAGGAACAGCAGCGAGTCGGCCACCAGGCCGGCGGCGTTGGAGGCGGCCATGGCGGTGATGAATCCGCGGCGGCGCAGGGGCTCGTACACGGCCATGTCCAACGCCTCGGACAGGCCGAACGCGGCAGCGGACGCGAGCGCCAGGGCGGGGGTGGCGAGCCAGTAGGAGAGGGCGGCGCCGGCGAGGATCGCCGCAGCAGTAGGCCAGCGTCCAGCGGTCTCCCGGGCGGCGTCGCGGAGGACGAGGGCGATACCGACGAGGTAGACCCCGGCGGGCGCCAACTGTCCGAGGCCGACGGAGACGAGGCCGTAGTGCTGGACGGACCAGTTCGCGGCGGGGATGGTGGCGATGTAGGCGCCGAGGGTGGTGGCGGCGAGTGCGGGGCGGTGCACGGGGGCTCCTGGGGTGGTGTGGCGGCGGGGTGGCTGTCGGGGGTGCGGGGGTGGCTGGCGGTCCGTCAGCGGGCGCCGGGGGCCGCGGTGGGGGCAGCGGCGAGGGCGATCTGGTGGATGGTGAGCTGCCGCTCCAGTTCGGCGACGCGGGCCGCCCAGATCCGCGACTCGTTGCGTCCGGCCTCTGCGAGCCCGTCGCACGCGGCCTCCAACGCGGTGCGCTTGGCCTCCAGTTCGGCGACGCGGGCGAGGGCCTGGTCGCGCTGCTCGGCGGTCTTGGCGAGCGCGGGCCGGATCGCGGGGGCGACGTCGCGGGCGATCAGCCGGGGAGTGCGCTCGTCTTCCCAGTCCCAGCCGGGGCCCCACAGGGAGTTGGCGATGGTGTCTTCGACGTCGATGTCGGTGGGGATGTCGTCGCGGTGCAGGGCGCGGAGGGCGGCGGCGCGGCAGCGGGTCATCTCGTCGAGGTCGGCGGTCAGCTCGGCGACGCGGGCGAGCAGCCGGGCGCCGTCCCAGCGGGCGCGCTCGCCGTGGTGCTCGGCGGTAAACACCTCCCGGCCCTGCTCGGTCGCGGTGGTGCACGGCCAACGAGTGGCCCAGCCGTCGCCCCAGCACACGGCGCACAGCCACGAGTTCGGCTCGGCGTTGCTTTCGAAGACGGGGACGTGGAAGCGGGCCGGCAGGTTGGCGCGCTGGTCCTCGGGGGTGTCGAGGATCTGCTCGTAGTCGGGCTGGTCGGGGGCGGGGACGAGCATGGCGCGGCGGTTGCACTGCTCGTGCTCGGTGGGCTGGCCGTTGGCGACGTTGCGGCGGCAGGTGCCGCAGGCGTCGGCGTCGAGGACGAGGTGCTGGCGGGCTTGGATGGCGGCGGTGTCGAGAGGCTGGGTGGTCATCGCGGGTCTCCGGGGGTCGGGTCGGGGCTCAGACGGCGGGCTGGACACGGAGGTGGCGGGCGGCGAACTTGCGGCGTGTCAGGTACTTGACGGTGTCGCAGCCCTTCGGCGTGAAGCCGATCCGGGGACCGTCGACAACGGTCACGCGGACGCTGTGCGCGGTCTGGTGGCGGGCGGCCCAGGTCTGGCCGGGGTAGATGCCGTCCACGGCGGGCTCCTCAGGCGGCGTTCTGGTGGGTGCACTCGCCGAGGAGGCAGGGCTTCACGTGCTCGCGCCACTCCTCGAGGGCGACGAGTCGGTAGCGGACGCCGCGGCGGTGTTCGCGGGCGCGGTCGCGTCGGGTGGAGGTGAAGTGAGTGGCGGCGGTGTCGGCGTCGACGGCGGTGGTGCCGGGGGCGGACCCGGTGGCGCATCCGTTGGGGTCATAGCGGACCCAGCGGCAGGAGGCCAGCGGGTGGTTGACGCCGTCGAGGGTGACGAACAGCAGCAGGGGCGTGGTCATGGCTTGCTCCGTTCAGGCGGCGGTCTGCTGGGTGGCGGCACGGCGTTCGGCTTCGGCAACGACCTCGAGGACCAGAACCCGGACCCGAGACCGGTTGCGGCCGCCGCCGATGCTGGTGAACTCGGGCGGGATCCGGCCGTTCCAGTTCTCGGCAGCGGTGAGGCCCTGGGCGTCGCGGATGCGTTCGGCGAGGTCGTCGTGCTGGAGGACGAGGCGCTTGCGGGCGTCGTTGGCGGCCTTCTGCTCGCGCAGGGACTCGGTCCACAGGCTCTTGAAGTCGCCTTGGGCGCGGAGGGCGCGGACGTCGTCGTCGGTGATTTCGGCGGCGGCTGCGGCGACGTCGTACTTGCCGGGGCCGATGGCCTGGCGGCCGGGGGTGGGTTGTCCGTGGCCGGCGGCGGCGCGTCCGGCGGCGAGCTGGGCGCGGTATTCGGCGGGGTCGTCGGTGTCGGGTGCGGGGTCGACGTGGCGGTTGACGCTGTCCTTGACGTGGGCCCGCCACTGGGCGGTGATGTCGGACGGTTTCACCGTGTAGGGCGAGTTGCCGTAGTGGCGGGCGACGGCGTTGAGGGCGAAGTCGGCTTCGACGTCGGCGAGGGCGACGGCCCACAGGGCCAGCGCTGCGAATGCCTCGTCTTCGTCGCCGGGCAGGATTCGCGGGTCGGTGACGGCGATGCGCTTGAGGAACGGGCCGATTTCGTTGGGGGTCATCACATGCCTCCGGCAAGGCGGGCGGCGGCCTGGTCGAACAGGGCGCGCTTGGCCTGGTTCTGGGTGAGGGGCCCGCGGGGGGCTTCTACGGGGGCGGCGTTGGCGGCGGGGACGTTGGGCAGGGAGCGCCAGCCGGGGATGAAGTACGAGCCGCTGCGGGGCCGCTGGCGGGCGGACTGCCACTGGCCGCGGGCGTGGTCGACGAGCATCGGGGTCCCGCAGCGGACGATCAGCGCTTCGATGAGGAGCCAGTCGTTGGCGCCGAGGTCCCAGCCGACGACCATTTGGCTGGCGGTGAGGGCGTCGACGAGGGGCCGGCAGTTTGCGGGGATCCGCGGCTGGGGGCCGATCATCGGAAGCTGCTCGGCGGCGTCCCGGCTAGCTAGCTGTACCTCCGTAGGAGGTACAAGGGGTTGGGGACGGGACGGGGCAGCGTTACGTGGTGCGTTACGAATCTCGTTGACCTGCGAGGATCGCTGATTTGCCCGGTCGGTTTCTCTCGCGTTCGTGTCGCCGTCGTGTCGAGTTGCTGTCGTCGAGCTGTCGCCAGAGTCGTCCGAAGCGCAATCCGTAACGCCGTTACGCGTGGCGTTACGCTCCCCGTTACGGGCGGCTTCCTTCTTCGCCTTCTTCCGGTCCCGCCACGCCTGCTGTCGAGCCTTGCCGGCCTCACGCTCGGCCTGGACCTTCGCCCGGTCCGGGTTGTACTCGAGGTAGTCGTGGACCACCCAGCCGTCCGCGGTCCGGTCCCACAGGCCGGCCTTCTCCAGCTCGGCCGCTGCCGTCCGGGCCCCACGGACCCGTGTGATGACCGGCAACTCGCGGTCCAGGATCTGGCCCTCGGTGAGGTTCTCGGAGCACCAGCACAGCGCGGACACGTAGAGGCGGAAGGCCTTGTCCGTCAGCAGTGCCACCTTGCGGTGCGACGGGAACCTGTCGTCCAGGCGGACCCAGGGCATGTCATGCCTTCCGGTAGTTCGTTGGTGAGGGTTGGTGGCCTGGGGCGGGGCCGGGGAGACATCCCCGCCCCAGGCAGTAGGTGGGCCGTCAGGCCGCGGCGTCGGCCTTGCGGCGGGCCTCGTGGTCGGCCTGCCACTGGTTCGGGTCGTGGCCCAGCTCGGCCGCGTCCTCGAACGCGGTCTGGCTGAACTCGCCGCCCTCCAACTCGTCGGCGACGTCGCGCAGGGCCTTCTCGGCGAGGCCCGGGGCCGCGGACTGCAGGGCCTGCAGGAGCCGGTAGGCCATCCAGGCGTTGCAGCCGGACAGGGCATGCGCGGCCGTCGCCGCGTGGTCGATTCCGCCGACGGCCTCGTACAGGTCGCTGCTGGACGCGACGACCTGGCGCAGCAGGTCGCGCGTCATGTCGCTGATCGTGTTGGTGGTGTCGGGCAGCGGGAACTCGGTGAGCGGGTCGGTGAAGAGCCCGAACGACGACGCCCATTCGGCGGCCAGGTCGCGGCTGTTCGGCGCGGGCTCGTTGCGCCACGGCCTGGTGGGCATCTGCATGCCGATCAGGCCGTCGCTGTGGACGATGATCGGCGCGTCGGGGGCCGCCTGCGTGAGGTGGATCTGCTGCCCGGCCTGCTGCCAGCGGTCCAGGTAGTGGGTGTTGAGGCTGGACACGTCGACGGGTTGCTGGTCCTGCTGGAGGTGCTTGTTGAACAGCGCGCGCCAGTTGGGGAACTCGCGGTCGGTGACGGTCGGGAGCGTGACGGAGCCGCTGTTCGAGGAGAGGGAGAGCTGGCCCGGGTCGGCGGTCAGGACGATGCCGAGGTCGTTCTGCGCGGCGACCCACGCCTTGAGGAGTTGCACGTGGGGGCCGGAGATGGTTGCGGTCCACGCCGTGCCGGAGTAGAGGCGGCCACGGGCGACGGCCAGGGTGTAGCGGTCGGACGCGACGGCGTGCAGGTAGGTGCTGTCGCTGTCGAGGTGGATGCCGGTCAGCTCGGGCCGGTCGTCCCACTGGTAGGAGTGGGGGGCGGCCTGGTCGAGCATGTCGGCGAGCCGGGTGGCGGGGATGGTGGTCGTGGTGATGGTTTCGGTGCTCATCGGGGCTCCATCGGGGTGCTGGGGGGTTCGTCGGTGCCGGCCTGCTTGGCCGGGGTGTGGCGCACGCAGCGGGCGCCGATCAAGTAGGGCCGGGCGGGCTGCCCGCAGTACTCGCGGACGACGGGCAGCCACTGGCGGCAGGTCACGGCCGGTCGAGGCCGAGGGCGGCGAGCAGGAGCCGGCAGTCGTCTCCGTCACGGGCGTCCGAGGCGACCTTTCGGCGGGCCCGCTGTCGCTGCTCGTCCGTCAGGTCGATCGACAGCGCGGCCAGCCAGCTGCTGGCGTGTTCCTCGGGCCCGTTGAACGGGTCACGGCGGGCGCTCACGCGGCCAACTCCTGCTGTGCGGCCCTGGCGGCCTTGACAGCCTTGCCTCGAGCAGCCTCCGCCTCAAAGCACCCCTGGCACGGAAGGGTTCCCGCCCTGCGGTGACGCTGGTACCCGGCCGCATCCCCGCAGCCCTTCACCGGGGTCCCGTACTGGCGCTCCGGGCCGGTGCTGCGGGTGTTGCGGTAGACGTTCGCCCTGTCGGTCGGAGTCTGGCCGCCCCGGATCCCGTGGCGCCCGGCCGCGTGGCTGCTGGCCTCAATCCGCATGGTCTCCTGCAGGCACTGCTCCACCACGGGGCACACCCGGCACACCGCGAGTGCCTCATCGGTCCCTTCCTTGTCGGAGGGGTCCGGGTAGAACAACTCCGGGTCGTACTGCCTGCATTCGGCGTCGATCCACCACTCGGTCGTCACTTCGGGCCTCCGTTCCGGGGGCGCGGGATCACGGGCCACTGGCCGTTGACGCGCTCGACACGGCCCTCGGCCTCGTACCGGCGGGCACGCTCCGACGCCTGCCGCCGGGCCCAGATGCCCTGCCGCTGGTGCAGCTCGTCGAGCGGCATGTCGGCGATCTCGGGGTAGCGGCGGGCGATGGCGTCGACCACGCGGGCCGCGGCGAGCGCGTCGGCGGCAGCCTGGTGCGGGGCGGTGTGCGGCACCCCGTAGTGCTCGCACAGGGCGCTCAGCGTGCGTCGCCCCTCGCGGTCGCGGTCGACGTGCCGGTCCATGACCAGCGGGTCCAGGACGATCGGCTCCCGGCGGGCCCGCAGAGCAACCGACGGCCAGCCGTTGCGCCACAACTCCCGGTCCAACAGCGTCAGGTCGTACGGAGCGTTGGCGATCGCGACCGGGATGCACTGCTCCACGATTCGGGCCAGCGTCACGCCGATCTCACCGACCACCCGCTGTCCCGGCCGGCCCTCAGCCGCGGCCTGTTCGGTGCTGATCCCGTGGATCGCAGTGGCTTCCGCCGGGATGTCCACGTCCCCAACCAGCCAGTTCGAGCGGTCCATCGTGACCCAGCGGTTCGGGTCGTCCTCCGGGTGCGGGCCGCGCTGGGCGCGGACCACGATCACCGCGGCCGACACGATCCGAGCCCGAAGTGGGTCCAGGCCCGTCGTCTCCAGGTCGACCGCCGCCAGGGGCCCCAGGTGCCAGCTCATGCCGCCACCTCCTGGGCGCCGACGTAGCGGGCCCACACGTGGGCGTCGCCCTCGGCGTCCCGCCGGATCTCGGCCTCGAAGGCGCCGGCCGGCCGGTAAGCGGGCAGCAGGCCCTGACGGATGCCGCGGATGGCGCCCTGCGCGGAACCGAGCCACTCGTAGTTGCCGACCTCGCCCCACTGGCCGGGTAGGGCCCGCAGACCCTCAGCGATCGGCTGGTGGCGCACGCGCTGACGGCGGATCACTCGGCACCTCCGGCGGTCAGCTCCGGCATCACCAAGTGCTGCAGCTCGCCAGCCCGCCACGCCTGGGCCACCAGGTCGCGGCCGCCCTTGTCGAACCGCACCGAGTGCGAACGGGCCCGGGTCGCCCGGATCTCCACCCCCGGCACCTGGTACAGCACACCCGTCTCCGGGTCGCACCACTCCGCGGTGCCCACCGCCGTCAGCTCAGCCAGCAGCGCGGTGGTGAACGCCGGCCGCACCTCGGTGACGACACGTCGGGTGATGTTCACCGAGCCGGCGGGGTGCTGGTCGCGCACCCACGCCAGGAACGCCTCCGGGTCCACGACCATCGCGGCCGGGGCCGGGTCCGTCAAGCTGATCTTCGCGACCTGCCGGTCGCCCGGCAGGGACGCAGCAACCTGCCGCACCCCCGCCGCGGCGTCCAGTTCGGCCTGCACCTGGGCGCGGGTCGCCTTCAACTCGTCGCCGATCGCGTCGGACAGGGCCTTCAACACCGCCTCGCGGGCGGCCAGATCGGCGAGGCTCATGCGGCACCTCGCAGCAGGCCGGCCATCTCGCGGATCTGGGCGACGTCGGCGCGGTCCAGGTCGGTGCCGTAGGACTGCAGGAAGTCGGCTTCGATGGTGGCGTGCACCCCGGCCTCCATCGCGGCGGCCCGCAGGTCGTCGATTGCGGCGGCCCGCTCGTCCGGCTCTCCGTCCGACACCACCTCCGCCTCAACGACCTCCGCCTCGGCGGCGCCCTCGGTCAGCACCGACTTCTCGCGACCGATCGCCGCGATCCGCTCAACCACCTCACGCGGCTCCTTCGCCGCCGCAGCCTCCCGGTACACCTCCCGCACCTGCTCTGCGGTCTCAGCCGCCTCGGCCTCGGCCACGAAGTCCCTCGCCGACTGGGCCTGAACGACCCGCAGCGGCTGCACCGGCGCGTCGATCGGCTCGCCGTCCTGGTTGACGTACGCGCCGAGCTCCTCCGGCGTGTAGTGCAAGCCGAACAGCACGTCCTCGCACGCATCGCGGGCAACCTCGGTGATGGCGCGGGCCTTGAGCATCGCGGCCGGGTACTTCTCCCACGCCGTCGGCTTGCCGTTGCGGTCCCGGGCGTACGGCTTGCCTTCCCGGAGTTGGCACAGGCCCGCCTGCACGGCCCGGTCGAGATCCCACGTGCACTCGTACGTCCAGTCCGGGTCGTCCTCCCGGATGATCTGCGCGGTCGCCGACCGGCCGTCGCCCTTCACTCGGAGCTTGTGGCCGGCCTGGCGGACCAGCGCGCCGATCAGGCCGGAGCTGGCGGAGGGCTTGCCCTCGATGACGTGGATGCCGGTGAGGGCGGCGATGGGGGTGATTCCCAGGGTGCGGCCGTACTCGATGGCGTAGAGGACGTTGGCCGGGCGGTTGACGAACTGCTTGGGCAGGAGGTCCGCGTGGGCGAGGTGCTCGGCGTATCGGACCATGTCCGACAGGCTGGCCGCCGGGGCAGCCTTCACGATTTCAGCGGTCATCGGTTGTTCTCCTTGCGGCCCGGGAGCGGGCAGATCAGCCAGCCGCGGCCGTCAGGCCGGACGAGTTCCAGGGCGGGGATGGGGTCGGTGATGCGCACCAGGCGCAGAGGCCAGCGGCGGGGCTGGCGCGGGAGGCGGGGGAACGTCACGGCCGGTCCTCTCGCGGGGTGGACACGTACCGGATCGCGTCCGGCGTGATCGTGCGAGCCTCACCGGGCCGCACCCGGCGGTGAGCCCGCCACTCCAGCCACGCAGTCAGCGCCAAGCCGGCGATCGCCGCCAGCGACAGGACGACGGTCATCGCGCCACCCGCGTCCACGAGTTGATCTCCTCGGCCCGCAGCGTGGCGACCGCCGCCGCGTACTCCAGCGCCGTGTCCTGCGACCACTCCGACGGGTCGCCGTGGTCGTCCATGAACCGGCCCATCAACGCGATCTCGCCCGCCAAGGGCAGCCGTACCGGCAGCGCCGCCGCGCTCATGCCGCCACCGCCAGGGCCGCGGCCCGCAGGACCCGGGTCACCTCGAGCGCCGTCGTGGTCGGCTCGTCGTTCCACGATGCGACGTTCTCGACCGGGTCGTCGTTGACGTCCGGCAGCTGCCGCGACAGCACCTCCACCGCGGCCGCCGCCAGCGGGTGCTGCACAGCCCGGTGGCCCGTCACGATCGCCCGGATCGCACCCACCGCACACGCCGCGCGGCCCTCCTCCGCCGCGAAGTCGCCCTTGTGGTGCCCGTGCACCTCGACGTACTCCGCCGCCAACTGCAGCACCTGCTGCACCGCGAGCGGCGCGTACGCCGCCGGGATCACCGACGGAGACACCCCGGCGAACAGGCTGCTGCCCACCCGAATCGTCATGCCGTTCACGCGGCACCGCCGATCGCGTCGCGCATCTCCGCCTGCCGCTTGGCGATCCGCTTCTGGATCAACCCCATGCCCTGCGGGGTCACGTGCAGCGTGTAATGCGCGCGCGAGCCCCACGTGTGCTCGACCGTCCGCAGCACCGCATTGAAGTGCGCCGCGTTCGCCGCGTAGAAGTCGTACTGCGTCACCCCGCACGTCGCCTGACGGCGGTAGATCAGGTGCTCGTCCAGCAGGAACCCGCGCAGCTGCTTCTCCTGCCAACCCAACGACTTCGCTGCTTCGCGGATCAGCACGTCGCCGTCCTGCGCGGCCATCAGCGTGTCGTGCGCCAGCGCCTTCGGCTCCAGCTCCCGCAGCTTCGCGTCCGCCTCCACCAGCTGCTCGGCGGTCCGGGCGAACTGCTGGGCCAGCGCCAGAACACCCTGCGGGGTGGTGAGGTCCGGGAGCGACGGGGCGACGGGGGCGACGGAGTACGAGCCGGTTCGACGGATCGACGGGATGACGTCCTCTGCGATCCAGTCCTGGAAGCGTTCGGCCTCCGGCATGGTCGACCTCATCACGAGCCGGTACACCCCGGACTCGGAGATCACGGATCGGTTCGGGTTGCCGGGGGTTCCGTCAGCGATCGTGACGGAACTCTTCATCCGCTCCGGCAGGTTGGCAACGGCCATCCGGCCGTTGGAGTAGCCGAGGACCGCGGTCACATCGGCTGCGACGAACCAGGGTTCGCCGTCGATGGCCACGACCCGGACCGGCGATTCGGTCTCCGGGAACGTGTAGGGGATGATGGAGGACAAGACGTCCACCTCTCTTGCTGTAGGTAGGGGTGGGGTCCAGGGCCTTCGCTGGCCGGCTCCGGTATGCAGACCGGGGTCGCCGGGCGGGGGCCCGACCCGTTTAGGGAGGCGTCAGGCGGCGGCGCGGGTGCGGCGGCCGCGGGTGGCCGGGTTCACGTCACCGGCCTGCTGGATTGCCCAGATGTGGTCCAAGCGGAAGCAGATGCGGCCACCTGACTTCGTGTGCGGGATCTTCTTGGCGTACGCCTGATCCAGCAGCGTTCGCGGGGACCACCGCAAGAGCTTGAGCTCGAACACCTCCTCCGGCGTGTACAGCCGGAGCTTCTCCTCGGCGGTGAGCGTCGGCGGGCCGACGATCGGAGGCGGGGCGGTGGACAGGGTCACGACTGTTCCTCTCGGTTGATGGCGGCGACGGGGGCGTTGAGAGAGTCCGCAATGCGCCGCAGGTTCGACTCGCTGACCCCAGAGAGGCCGCGTTCGACACGGGACAGAAAGCTCCTGTGAAGCCCGGTTTTGCGAGCAAGCTCCCTAAGGCTCACATTGCAAGCCAACCTCAGGGCCTTGATTGCTGATCCGTTTGGCGTCACATGAGAACTCAATCACGCAAAGGCTCGCAATGCAAGCGTCATGTCTACGTTCAGAGCCCTTGATGTGAGCCCAACAGGACTGGCGAGATGGTCGGTTCGGGCGCCCATGCAACCAATCTGAGCCTTAAACGCAGGTCAAACGGCTTGATGTGGGCTTCGTGGTTGCATGCTTTTCGTGCATCATGTGCGTATGGATCGAGACTGGGAGGGGCTTGCGGCGGCCCTTGCGGCTGCACGCAGGGCTGCCGATATGACGCAGGACGAGCTCGCGTCGGCGCTTGGCGTTGGCAGGTCAACGGTTCAGAAGCTTGAGCGCGGGCATGCCTATGCCAAGGTCCAGCCGATTCACCGCGCCGCAGCGCGCGCAGTTGGGTGGACGGAGGACAGCATCGAGCTCGTCCTCGCTGGCGGTGATCCAGTGCTGGCGTCTAGTCGGCCGTCAGATGCCCAAGCGCTAGCGTCTGGTCAGCAGCCCAGCCCCGTCGAGGCCGGTGTCGACGCCCTGCTCGATGACCTCACCGCCCGCGTGAAGGGCGCGCTGCTCGGCGGCCAAGTCGCCGACGCCACCGCGGTGCCCATGGGGGACGACGGCAGTGTCATCCTCATCTGGAAGGCCGGCGCCGACCAGGAGCTGACCACAGCTCAGCAGCGCGAGCTCGAGAAGAAGTGGTCGCGCATCCAGCGCGCCGCCCAGAACATCCTCGCCGCCGAGGAGCAGGAAGAGCAGTAGCCCGCTTGGCGCAACACGCCGTTCGAACGCCCGCCGAATAAGCCGATCGTGTGACAGAATCACGCCTTACCTGTGGAGGGGGGTCATCCCAACCAGGTAAGGGGAGGTGGTCCGCCTTGCGGACCATGCGCGTCCAGACCAACCCCAACGGTGCCCTCGCCGTGCTCTACCGCAAGCCCGGTCGCCGGCCGGTCATCCACCTCAACGCCGCCCTCATCACCGAGCCGCAGGCCATCGAGCTGGAACGCCGCCTCAACGCCGACCCGGGACTGCTGGCCGCGCTCGGCCTGGCCGCCTGACACACCCTCTATCGGCATGGCGGGGCCCGAACTGCGCGCCCCGCCAGCCGAAGAACCCATAGAAGGGGTGAGTCATGGCCTACGCGGAGAAGGTCTACGCGGTCAGCAACGGGAAGACGCTCAAGAAGCACACCTGGAGGTGTCGGTACGTCAAGCCGGATGGCAAGCCGGGATCCAAGTCCGGGTTCGCCACGGCGAAGCTGGCGAAGGAGTGGGGAACCGCCCAGGAGGCCAAGGTCAAGGCCGGCACCTGGATTGACCCGGACCTCGCTACCCTCCAGTTCGGCGCCTGGGCGCGCGAGTGGTTGAAGGAGAAGGCCCCGCGCGGGCGCACCACCACCACCTGGTGGGAGAAGTTGGACGCCCACATCCTGCCCCGGTGGGAGCACGTGCCGCTGCGACAGATCAACTGGTTCGAAGCGGAGAACTGGGCCAACCGGGTAGGGGAAGCGAGCGACGACGGGACGGCCTCCAAGTGCCTCACGATCATGTCGCAGATCCTGACCGGTGCGGTGGACGCCAAGAAGCTGGAATCCAACCCCCTCGCCGGCAGGCGCCGCTCGAGGACGGCGGCGATCAAGGCAAAGAACCAGGCGAAGCAGGCCGCGAAGGCCAAGGCGCCCGCCACTCCGGAGCAGGTGCTGCTCATCGCACGAAGGCTCGGCCCGCTGGACGGCATGCACGTACTGGCGACGGGCTTTCTGGGACCGCGCTGGGGTGAAGGCATTGCGCTGACCCGAGGCAGCCGCGGCGTCCGAGAGGAAGCACACAGGGACGGCCTATGGACGTGTCCGACGCTGATGATCCGTGAGGAGGTGGCGGAGTATCAGACTCGCGACCCGGCTACCGGAGCGAAGGGGCCGATGCAGTTCGCCCTGGAGCCGGTCAAGACCGATGGGTCGCTCCGAGACATCGACGTACCGCCCTTCCTGGATGCACTGCTCGACGAGCACGAGGAGCGCCTACCCCAGCACATCGACACTCTGTTCTGCACCCGCTCCGGGATCTGGTGGCGGAACTCGAACTTCGGCCGGCAGGTAATGCGGCCCGGTGCGGACGGCCGCCCGGCGCTGCCGGTGTCGAAGGGGCATCGGGCGCGGGAGGGCTGGGACCCGATCAAGCCCGGGCTGACGATGGACTTCCTGCGGCACCTGCACGACTCGCTGCAGGCTGAGCTGAGGGTGGCGGAGCCGCTGGCCTACGAGCAGGCTGGCCATGTTCGAGGCGGCATCAAGGCGGTGTACCAGCATCCGACCGTGGAGTCGAGGATCGAGCGGCTGGCGGGGCTGCAGGGTATCTTCGAGAGGGCGATGTCGACCCTTGGGTGGGATCGGGTGTGGGAATAG